GAGACGGAAATATTACTGCGTTGGTCTCGGCTGCGTCCAAGTTCCAACAAATTAGAGAGAGTTATAAAGGAGCATACAAAGATTTACAAGAAGAACAAACAAGCCACGTTAGAGGTGGACAAGGACTCGCATATGACCAAATGTAATTTATCAGAGTTCTTTTTATACTATGCTGAGTATAGAAAAGAATGGTTAGCAATACCTAGAGATAAGGTTGCTGAATTTATGAATGATGCATCTTTACCTACATCTCATAAAGATGTTGTATCTTTGATAAAAAAGATAGAAGATGGCAAAGCAAAACATTGAGAAGGATCCCCCTAAAGGTGATATCAAGTTTTCACTAACTCTTTCAGAAGAGCAAAAACGTGCTAAGGAACTTATCTTACAAAGACCATTTAATTTTCTTATTGGTCAGGCGGGTTCTGGTAAAACCTTATTAGCCGTACAAATAGCATTAGATATGTTATTTAAACGCAAAGTAAATAAGATTGTTATTACTAGACCTACCGTATCTACAGAAGATAACGGCTTCTTACCAGGTTCTGAAAAAGAAAAGATGGAACCTTGGCTAGTTCCAATTAAGTCTAATATCCGTAAGGTGTATAATAAACCAGAGATACTAAATAAGTTAGAAGAAAATGAATCTTTAGAACTAGTATCTCTTACACACTTTAGAGGTAGAACTTTTGAAGACTGTGTATGTATAGTAGATGAGTTTCAGAATCTTACTAAATCACAGTTACAAATGTGTGTAGGACGTCTGGGTAAAAATGCTACTATGATATTTACGGGAGATGCTCATCAGATAGATTTAAAGTTTAAAAATGACTCTGCTATTCATGACATATCTAAATTAGATAAATCAGATTGGGTAAATAAAATTATCCTACATGATAATCATAGACATGAGTCATTGAATGAAATACTAAGACTGCTTAATGAGTACTAGTTTTATAGACATACCTAGTTGGAAAAACGGTACTTGGTTTACAACATCTTTTGAAACAAGAGATGAATATAAAGACTTTGTACTATCTATATTTAGAGAACCTGGTAAATATGAACTAGATGAAACTAGTTTTATATTTAATGAACAAGCTAGACTATTTAATCAGAATGGGTTTTACTGTACATCTCCACAAGGTACCAAGGATTATATAGCATACTGGGATCATGAAAAGAAGAAATGTAGAAATGGTGTAATATTTCAGAATGGTACCAATACTTGGTATCTTCCAAGAGACTACTACATGTGGTTAAACTTCCTACCCATCTTCAATAAGGAGATTCAGAAGTTCGGCTTCGCGGACGTGCGAGATGCACAGTATCATATGGCATTATATGAACTTTTAGCAGAACTTAATTATAAACATTGTTCTATACTTAAGAAACGTCAGATAGCTTCATCATATTATCATATGGGTAAGATGATTAATCAGATCTGGTTTGAAGAAGGTATTACTTTAAAAGTAGGGGCTAGTCTTAAAGATTATATTAATGATAAAGGATCCTGGAAGTTCTTAAATGAATATGAAGCATTCTTAAATAAACATACTGCATGGTATCGTCCAATGAATCCTGGAAAAGTATTACTATGGCAACAAAAGATTGAGATAGTACAGGGTTCTCAGAAACGTAAAACAGAGGTAGGTCTTAAAGGTGTACTTCAAGGAATGTCTTTTGAGAAAGACCCAACTAATGGAGTCGGTGGACCATGTAAGTATTTCTTCCATGAGGAGGCTGGTATTGCCCCCAAGATGGATACTACCTTTGAGTATATCCGTCCTGCTATGAGATCTGGATTTGTTACTACAGGTATGTTCATAGCAGCAGGTTCTGTCGGTGACTTAGATCAGTGTGAACCTCTTAAAGAGATGACATTAAGACCTGATCCTAATGATATATATGCAGTAGAAACAGATCTTATAGACTCTAAAGGTACACTAGGTAGATCAGGTTTATTTATTCCAGAACAATGGTCTATGCCTCCTTTTATAGATGAGTTTGGTAACTCTAAAGTAGAAGAAGCCCTTAAAGCATTAGATGAACAATTTGAAATATGGAAGAAAGACCTTAGTCCAGAACAGTATCAGTTACGTATATCTCAGCATCCTAGAAATATTGAGGAAGCATTTGCTTATAGAAAAGTATCTGTATTTCCTTTAAACTTAATAGGAGCACAACAAAGACGTATTGAAGATAAAGAATATGCTACAGAGTTTTTAGATATTTTTAGAAATGAAAGGGGAGAAGTTGAAGTAAAAAATACAAATAAGTTACCAATTAATCAGTTTCCTGTAGATAAAAAGATGGAAGATAAAACTGGTACATTGGTATGTTGGGAAAGACCTGTAAAAGAACCAGAATTTGGAATGTATTATGCGTCTGTTGACCCTGTAGGAGAAGGTAAAACTACAACATCAGAATCATTATGTTCTATTTATGTATATAAAACTGCAGTAGAAGTAACCAGAAATGATGGTGAAAAAGTAGAAACTTTTATAGAAAGAGATAAACTAGTAGCAGCTTGGTGTGGAAGATTTGATGATATTAATAAAACACATGAGAGATTAGAACTCATTATAGAATGGTACAATGCCTGGACCATAGTAGAAAATAATATTTCTCAGTTTATTAACCATATGCTCTATAGAAAAAAACAGAAGTATCTGGTTCCTAGATCGCAAATATTATTCTTAAAAGATATTGGTGCTAATGCTAATGTGTTTCAAGAGTATGGTTGGAGAAATACAGGTACTTTGTTTAAGAGTCATATGCTAAGTTATGCTATTGATTTCTTAAAAGAAGAACTAGACCAGGAAATAAAACCGGATGGTGAAATAGTAAAACGTATATATGGTGTAGAACGTATACCAGACCCTATGTTACTTGTTGAAATGGCCGCATATCAGGAAGGATTAAACGTGGATAGACTTGTATCATTTGCAGCATTAGTCGCATTTGCTAAAGTTCAACAAGCAAATAGAGGATATAAAAAGAGATATGAAGAGGTTGGTACACCTAAAAACTTGGATAAGAGAAATAATTTCAGTAAATTAAATATGAGCCCGTTCCGTCATATAGGACGTAGTGGGCAACCTTTTAGTGGAATGAAGATACCGAAACAACCGTTTAGAAATTTAAGATAGTATGCAGATATATAATGCAATGCAGCTCAAGAATGGAGCTAAAACAGAGTACAACAGAATGGGTACTCTTAATCAGCCTATTCAGTTCTTGCCAAAATCCAAGAAGGATGAAGAATGGGCAGCATGGAACCTTGACTGGTTAGAGTGGGAAGGTTTAAAAACCGTACGTAGAAATGCGCGTAGATTAATGAAAAACTATAAACTTGCTAAAGGTATTATAGATAAGCAGGACTATGTCATTGAAGAAGATAATGAGTATGGAGATCTTATTGACGTATTAACAAAAGAAGATTCTTCTGCATTAGAATTAAAGTTTTATCCTATTATTCCTAATGTAATTAATACATTAGTATCAGAATTTGCTAAAAGAAGTACCCGGGTATCATATACTGGGTCAGATGAATACTCTTATAATGAGATGTTAGACGCAAAAAGATCTCAAGTAGAAGAGTTATTACTAAAAGAAGCAGAGGCAAAACTTGCAGTAAAATTGCAAGATATGGGTATGGATATTAATTCAGAAGAATATCAGCAACAAACTTCTGGAGATGCCGTAAAACAATTACCCCAAATACAAGAGTTCTATTCTAAATCATACAAAAGTATGGTTGAGCAATGGGCAGAACACCAACATAGAGCAGACGTAGAAAGGTTCCGTATGGACGAACTTGAAGAAAGAGCATTCCGTGATATGCTTATTACAGATAGAGAGTTCTGGCATTTCCGTATGATGGACGATGATTATGATGTAGAATTATGGAACCCCGTACTTACTTTCTATAATAAGTCTCCTAATTCTCGTTATATATCTCAGGCTCAATGGGTTGGTAAGTTTGATATGATGACCGTTGCAGATGTTATTGACCGATATGGTTGGTTAATGACAGAAGAACAAATGACATCTTTAGAACTTATTTATCCTGTAAGATCTGCTGGATATCCAATTCAGGGATATCAAAATGATGGTAGTTATTATGATGCTACTAAATCCCATGAATGGAATACTGATATGCCATCATTAGGTTATAGACAGTATACTTCTATGTGGGATAATACTATGTATGGTGGTGATATTGTAAACTGGATCATGTCTGAACAAGAAGACTATTATGATTTAGGTAATAGTAACTTGTTACGTGTAACTACAGCATATTGGAAATCACAACGTAAAGTAGGACATCTAAGTAAAATAGATGATAATGGTGTTGTAACCACAGATATAGTAGATGAGTCATATAAAGTTACAGATAAACCTATCTATAACTTAGACCTTATGAAAAATAAAACCAAGGATAATTTAATCTTTGGTGAACACATAGACTGGATCTGGATTAATGAGGTATGGGGTGGTGTAAAGATTGGCCCTAATAGACCTACTTTCTGGGGTACAAATAATCCAGGTGGTATTAATCCTGTATACTTAGGTATTAATCAAAATAATATTAAACCTCTTAAGTTTCAATTTAAAGGAGACGATAGTATTTACGGATGTAAATTACCTGTAGAAGGTTCTATATTCTCAGACCGTAATACTAAATCTACATCTCTTGTAGACTTAATGAAACCTTTCCAAATTGGATATAATATTGTAAATAACCAGATTGCAGATATCTTAGTAGACGAATTAGGTACAGTTATCTTACTGGATCAGAATGCATTACCAAGACATTCATTAGGAGAAGATTGGGGAAAGAATAATCTAGCCAAAGCATATGTTGCTATGAAGAACTTTCAGATGTTACCTCTGGATACTTCTATTACTAATACAGAAAATGCATTAGCATTTCAGCATTATCAAAAACTAGATCTAGAACAGACTAACCGTCTTATGTCACGTATACAGCTTGCTAATTATTTTAAGATGCAAGCATTTGAAGTTATTGGCATTACTCCTCAACGTTTGGGTATGCAAATCACACAGCAAACCGCAACCGGTGTAGAGCAATCTGTTAATGCGTCTTATGCACAAACAGAGACTTACTTTATACAACACTGTGATTACTTGATGCCTAGAGTACATCAAATGCGTACAGACCTAGCACAGTATTATCAGTCTAATAAACCCTCAACACGTCTACAGTATATTACAAGTAATGATGAACGTGTAAATTTCCAAATAAATGGAACTGACCTCTTATTAAGAGATCTAAATATTTTTGTTGCAACTAAGGCAAATCAACGTGCTATTCTAGAACAGTTAAAACAAATGGCTATTCAGAATAATACAACCGGTGCATCTATCTATGATCTAGGTAATGTACTCAAGGCTGATTCTATTGCGGAAGTATCTAACATCTTAAGAAATGCTGAGGCAAAACAAACTCAGCAAAAACAAGCAGAAATGCAACAAGCACAGCAAATGCAAGATCAGGCATTACAAGCTAAGGCAGAAGAAAACAAGATGAAGATGGAGTTTGAAGCATCTGAAAATGCTAAAGACCGTCAAGCAAGACTTGCTGAGGCACAAATTAAAGCAGCCGGTTACGGGGCAATGCAAGACATTAACCAAAACCAGCAAAGTGACTTTATGGATGTACTTGGTGAAGTAAGACAAAGTGATGAGTTTCAACAAACCGCAAATCTTCAACAACAAGAGTTAAATCTTAAAGGTAATCAGCATAGAGATAAAATGAGTTTAGAACAACAAAAGTTACAAACTCAAAAAGATATAGCAGATAAACAGTTACAAATTGCTATCCAAAATAAGAATAAGTACGATATTGCGGCAAAAGAAAAGAAGAAAAATAAAGAAAAATAATGTATTTAGTATTATAGTACCAACTATCAAATTATAAGAGTTAATCTCTAAAGTTTAAACTTATATATTTGTTGTATATTATTAATGTAGCTTTTAAACCAACACTATGAGCATGAATGAAAACAGTACTACTGATACTACCTCGGTAGAGCAAGTAGAACTAAACCTAGATGAAATTCTAGGAACCCCGGGAGCAGAAAACGTGATGCTTCCTGAAGGATCAGATAAGAAGGCAGAAGTAAAGCCTAACATCTTTACTAAGCCAGATGTAGATCTTTCTTTTATTGACAACGACTCAGATGATGAGTCAACGGAAAAGGTAACAATAGAGGACATCATTAAAGATGCAGATCCTAATGACGACTTTTCTGATCCTAGTATTAAAGAAGATACTAAACCATCAGGACGTCCTAAGTTAGAGAAAAGTGGAATGGTAGAACTGGTTAACAAACTTATTGAAAAAGGCCAGATTATACCATTTGATGATGACAAACCTATTGAAGAGTACAGTGTAAAGGATTTTGAAGAACTTCTTGAAGCAAATATGCAAGAGAAGGAACAAAAGATCCGTCAAGAAACACCAATAGAGTTTTTTGAATCTCTACCTCAAGAACTTCAGTATGCTGCAAAATATGTAGCAGACGGAGGTCAAGACCTTAAAGGTTTATTTAAGGCATTGGCACAAGTTGAGGAAGTAAGAAACTTAGATGTTTCAGATCCATCTGGTCAAGCACAAATAGTACGTGAGTACTTACGTGCTACTAACTGGGGAAGTGATGAAGACATTGAAGAAGAAATTGAAGATTTAAAAGACCGAGGTAAACTGGATATAAAGGCTGAATCTTATAAACCAAAATTGGATAAGATGCAGGAATCTATGGTTGCAAGAAAAGTTGCGCAGCAAGAAGAGTTGAGAAGACAACAAAAAGCTGCTGCGGAACATTATATGCAAAACATTTATGATACCCTTTCTCCTGGAGAACTTAATGGTGTAAAACTTGATAAACGTACACAAGGCTTATTATATGCTGGATTAGTTCAAGCAAACTTTCCTTCTATGTCAGGTAACCCTACAAATATGTTAGGGCACTTGTTAGAAAAGTATCAGTATGTTGAACCAAGACATGATTTAATAGCAGAAGCTTTATGGTTATTAGCTGACCCTGATACCTATAAAGCAAAAATACGCGAGATTGGTAAAACTGCTGCTGTAGAAAAAACAGTTAGGCAGTTAAAAACCGAACAAGCAAAACTACAGAGTGCGGCACCTGTGATTGAAAAAGAAGAAACATCACAACGTCGTATTCCTAGAAGTAATAATTTTTGGAAAAGATAACCCTTTTAATAAATAAATAAAAAATGGCAACTCCAGTTTTAAACAATGGTATATTTCTACGAGATACCAATTATGCGGCTAGTTCGCACGTAGATTCTTACCACTTGGTTAACATGTTGAAGAATGCAGAACCTATGGACTTAGGCCCCGTTGATTTGTGGGCTATGGTTCAAAAGGTAGAAATGCCTCTTTATCAAATGTCTAGCTTTGGTGGAAAGAACGTAATTAATGTTGACAATGCTCGCGGAGAGTACAAATGGCAAACACCAGTTGTACAAGATCTTCCTTACATTGTTGATCTTGAACCAAGTTTGGTAGATATGGATGGTGGATACTTAGGTATTGACGGTACTACCTTCCAACTTAAAATTTCACGTCGTGAATTTGGACATGGTGATATCATCACTTATGACAAGTACAACGGAATGGAAATGTACATCACTGCTGATGACATTATTCCTTTGGGTGACAGTTTCTTGTATACCGTTCAGTTGGTTAACAACGATACCGGTGCATACTTGAATGCTGATTACTTGACTCCTGGTACTAAGTTATTCCGTAAAGGTTCTGCACGTGGAGAGTATGGAGAAAGATTCTCTGATATTCAAATCCAGTCTGGTTTCCGTGAATATTACAACTATGTTGGTGGTGCTGAAGCTCACGTACATTACTCTGTTTCATCTCGTGCAGACTTGATGATCAAAGGTGGTATGAATGCTGACGGTACAGTTCCTGTAGTTGAGATCTGGAGAAACTTTGATAAAACTTCTGATCCTTCTATTACTAACTTGGAAACTATGGTTACCAAGATGGGTAAGGATTATGTTAAGCGTGCAATGGGTAATGGTACATTATCTCGTACATTCTTGACTGCTATGGAAGCAGCACACTTGACTAAAGTTGCTACTGACATTGAAACTTACTTGATGTGGGGACAAGGTGGACGTGTTCGTCAAGACGGTCCAGATGATGTTCGTCTATCTGTGGGTCTTTGGAAGCAGTTGGATAACTCCTTCAAACGTGTATATAACAAATCAGGTTTCACTTTGGACTTGTTCCGTTCTGAAATCTATAACTTCTATGCTGGTAAAGTTGACTTCCAAGGACCAGATCCTAAACGTCAACTTATTGTACAAACCGGTATGGGAGGTATGCGTATGGTTAACGAAGCAATTAAACGTGAGGCAATTAACTCAGGTTTGTTGATCCAGGCTGCTGATATCGGTGCAATTACTGGTAAAGGTATGGACTTAAACTTTGGTTTTGCATACACTTCTTACGTTATCCCATTCTTGGCAAACGTTAAGTTTGTGTTGAACCCTGCGTTTGATAACTTACATACTAACGACATTGAAAACCCAATCATTGACGGTTTCCCATTGTCTTCTTACAGCTTCATTATCTTTGATATCACAGATAACACCAACGACAATATTTACTTGTTGAAGTTATCTTGGGATAATCAATTGAAGTGGTGGTATCAAAACGGAACCATGGATTACATGGGACGTACTCAAGGATTCCAGTCTTCTGGTCAGTTTAATGGATACCGTGTATTCATGACACAAACTATGCCTGCTATTTGGGTAAAAGACCCAACCAAGGTGTTGAAGATTGTTATGCGTAACCCTATCACAGGAGGTTCATTCTAATCTTTATAACTGTAAAACGGGGGAGGGTGTTAAACTCTCCCCTTTTTTACTATATTTGTCAAACATAAACCAATAAACCAACAAAATGGAATTTACATTTGTAGAAGCCCACGCGGCTAAAAAAAGAGGTCCCGTGACCGTTAAACCATATTTTGATAGTCGTGTATCAAATATGGGTCTAGAAAAATATGGTATGTCTCTATATGATGGAGTATATCATGAAGAACAACTTGCTTGTATTGAAAACAATGGTGTTAAACGTTATATAACAGGTCTTAATGAGTTTGCTCCTGAGATTAAACTCATTAAAGATATTGATATGCGAGAAGCACGTGTTAAAGAAATTAGAACATTAGTATCTGAATTAGAAAGGGATCTTGCATCAAATATGGTAGATCCTTCTGATCCAGAATTTTGGAATAAAGTAAAATTACTTAAACCTGATAACGGAGAATTTTGGTCTAAGATCACAATGCGTTGTGGTAATGAACCTATATTTTTAGATCCGGTAAAAGATCCATATGATCTTATTAAGTTATGTGCTATTGAAGCAGGAGGATTTAGTATTATTTCTAAAAGTTATGAAGATGCTAAATCACGCGCACGTGCACCCAAGTTTTATTTAGATAAGATGGAAGAAACTGTATCTACTAAAACAGAAGGTAAAAAGATTCGTAATAAAGCAATTGCTGAATTACAAAAACTATATGATAAGAATACTAATAAGTTATTCTATGTAGCAAAAGTTGTAGATCCTGCAAGTAGTTTATACAAAAAGAGTACTCCTAATGATATTCTTTATGATAACATGGATAAGTATATTATGGGAGAAGGATCTGAACAAAACTCTACAAGAGCATCAAAATCTTTCTTAGATGCTGTTGGTTTAGATATGGAAACCTTAAAACTAAAAGCAATTGTTAAAGATGCTACTTATTATAAGATTCTTGTAACAAAAGCTGACGGTATGATCTATGAAAAAACTACCGGTACAATGATGGGTCGTAATATTGCAGAAGTTGTAGAGTATATTAAAAATCCATTGAATGAACAAACTTTACTTGACATAACTAAAAAAGTAGAAAAGTTCTGGAATAATTAGTATATTATTAGTATGGCAGCTAAGAAAACAAAATCTAAAGTTAACCAAGCCGGTAATTATACCAAACCTGGTATGAGAGAATCTTTATTTAAAAAGATTAAGGCAGGAACTAAAGGTGGAGATCCTGGAGAATGGTCAGCTAGAAAAGCACAGTTACTTGCTAAAGAGTATAAATCTAAGGGGGGAGGATATAAGTAATGGCACTGGCTAAGTCTCAACAGAGTTTAAAGAACTGGGGTGACCAGAAATGGATGACTTCAGGTACTCATGCAAATGCTAAAAAAGGATCTTCTAAAGAGGTTCAATCTAAAGGTAAGAAAAGATACTTACCTAAAGCAGCATGGGATGCTTTAACTTCTGGTGAGAAAGCTGCTACTAATGCTGCTAAAGCAAAAGGTAACAAATCTGGTAAACAGTTTGTACCTCAACCAAAATCAGCAAAAGAAAAATCTAAAAACTATAGATAATATGGCACAAATGAAAATGTCTAAAGAAGACAAAATGCGTGAAGAACGTTGGAAAGTAGAATCTGCTATGGATACTATCCGCAGATACAATGACCTACAAAAAGATAAAGCTCTTTTAGGTAAAGTTCGTAAAGCTACTGAACAACAACTAATGATGTTAGGTGGTATGGTAAAATCTACAACAAATCGTAAAACTAAAAAATAATGGCAAAGAAACTAGTTAAAAAACAAAAGGGTGGTGCTTCAAATGATGATAAAGGAATTTTGACCCCTAATGGTAGATTAAAATCTAGAAAAGTAAGAAGTCTAAATGTAGATAGTAGTCAATCAAATGCATCAGTAACAAGAACAAAATTAAACGGAGATAAGGTTACTAAAAACTATAATACATCATATGGTTATGTACCTGTTTCTTCTTATACAAAAACAGTTACTGGTAAAGATGGTGCTGTAAAATCAGAATCAAAAACATCAATAAGTCCAAAAAAAGCTGAAAGAAAAACAGACAGAATCACTAATAATATTGGTAGAAATAAAAATGATTCATGGTCAATAATGAAAAAAGGAGGCTCGGTTAAAAAACAAGGTGGATCCATTAAAAAGAGTAAGTGATGGCAAAAAAATTAGTTAAGAAACAAGATGGTGGTGCGTCTAATAAAGCTCAACGAGTTATTAAAAGAACTACTAATAAAATTAATAGGTTAGAAAATAGAGCAAATAAAGCTGAAACTAAAGCTATTAAGGCATATGATAACTATAATTCACCATCTGTGTCATCTGATTCTAAAGGATATTGGGAAAATAGAACTATTGCACAAGGAGAAAAAGCAGATAGACTACGCGAACGTGCAGAGGATGTAAGAGTAAAACGTTCTAAATATACAGGTGAAAAAACCAAAAATGTTAGGTTAGCAGAACAAGAGTTTAAAAAAGGTGGTGCTGTAAAATCTAAAAAGAAATAACAATGGCAAAGAAAAAAATTATTGAGTACAAAGGTACCAAAGCTCAGGAAACTTACTCCTCTAAGTCTGCTATGATGAAACATGAAAAGACTGAAGGTAAGAAGGAAGAGAAACGTGAGAAAATGCTAATGCGTAAAAAGAAGAAGTAATGGTTAATAAAGTTAGAGTATCAGCAGGGGGAGAAAAACATGTAGTTTACAAAAAGACTACTAAAAGAGGTAAAGGAGAACCTGGTAATATTATGGTAAACCATCCAACTAAAGATAAAGGTAAATGGGATACTATAGATCTAACTAAAAAAGCCGGAGCCAAAACAGTAGCACAAGGTGTAGCAGCAACTAAAAAGTGGCATAAGGAAAATCCTTACATGAAACCTAAAAAGAAAAAAACAGTCTGGTGAGAAAAATTGATATGGGCAAATATGTTTTCTTGCTTGGTAAAGATGCCACAGAAATATTTGACTATTACAATGTTGATATCTTACATGGACTTAGAAGAGAGGATGCCCAGGCTGAAGAAGTAGATAAGACTAAAGGCAATGGTGTTTACATAATGGGATTAACTAACTATGATCCCAGAGACAAAAAGCTAACAGGAAAAGCTCCATATAAACCTTTCTTATTTATAAATAAGAAACATTTTAAAGGTGATTTTACTGATATAACAGTTTTAAATCATGAGGCAACACACATGGCTTTGTTATTAAATAACTGGGATGTGAATAATAAAGAAGAAGAAATTGTTACATTAGCTGAGGAAATAACAAATAAAATAGTTAAATTAATAAAACTAAATAAGTTTATAAAAAAGTAATATGGCAAAGTCACCTGCATGGCAAAGAAAGGAAGGTAAGTCTCCATCGGGAGGTCTTAATGCTAAAGGGCGTGCTTCCTATAATAGAGAAACAGGAGGTAACCTTAAAGCACCACAGCCAGAAGGTGGTCCTAGAAAAAGGTCATTTTGTGCTAGATCTGCAGGTCAGATGAAAATGTTTCCTAAAGCAGCAAAGGATCCAAATAGTAGATTAAGATTAGCTAGAAAGAAATGGAAGTGTTAACTAAAATATGTACAAAATGTAAAGTAGATAAACCATTATCTGCTGAATATTTTCCTTTACATAATAGAACTAAATCAGGTTTTGATAGTTGGTGCAGATCTTGCAGGTCTAATTACAGGAATGAAATAAGAAGAGGTTTATATAGAGATATGATATCTGATGATGATTTAAAAGATATTATTGATACTATAAAAGAATGTATTATATGCGGATCTCAAGAAAATTTAGTTGTTGATCATTGTCATAAAACTAATATAGTAAGAGGTATGCTATGTAATCATTGTAATAGAGGTTTAGGTCATTTTAAAGATGATCCTCAGTTATTAGAATTTGCTCGCATTTATTTAATATATTATAGTGAGAATCCTAAAGAAGCAGATGAATATCTAAAAAAAGAAATGTTAAACTAATATATTATGGCAAAGAAATGTATGAAATGTGGAGGATCCATGAAGTATAAAACTGGAGGATCTTTTCCCGACCTTACCAAAGATGGTAAAGTAACACAAGCTGACGTTCTTAAAGGACGTGGTGTATTTAAGAAAGGTGGTGCAGCACATCCTGGTTTTAAAGCAGTAGCATCTAGCATTGCTAAGAAACAAGGAGTATCTAAAGAAGCAGCATCTGCTATTCTTGCTGCATCAACCCGTAAAGCATCTCCAGCTGCTAAGAAAGCAAACCCTCGTTTAAAAAGAGTTAAAGGATAATGATTAATAATACTACCTTACAATTAAAAATTAAACAACGTCTGAATAAGTTGGATAGTCATGACTATGACAATATTCAACCTTGGCAGATGGTTGAGGCATTTAATAAGGCACAGTTACAATGGTGCCGTCGTCAAATTGAGGGTATTAATATTACAAAAGCTGCTGATGAACAAAGTACTACTAAGGTAGATGATCTTCAGGTTATTTTAAAAACTCAAAGATTAGACACATTTATACAACCTTTATTTGAAGATAGTCCATTACCTGAAGATTACATGGCATTTAAGAGAGTAGATGCATATGCTGTAAAAGACTGTTGTGTAGATAGTCAACACATTAATGTAACCTACTTAGCAGAAGAAGAAAATATATCTATCTTATTAGATGATTATCTTAAACGACCTAGTTTTGAATGGGGAGAAACATTCTGTACTCTTATAGCAAATAGATTACGTATCTATACTGCCGGAGAATTTAAGTTGGACAATGTAAATTTTATATATTACAGGACTCCTAGAAAGATACAGATAGCCGGAACAACAGATCCGTATACATTACAGGTATCTACTGAAGATGTTATCTGTGAGTTTAAAGATGACATTGCAGAAATAATGATTGATGATGCTGTTCAAATACTTGCCGGAGATATGGAATCTGTTTTTCAATATCAGGTAGCCCAAGCATCATCACAGACTAATACGTAATTATGAGACAGTTAAAAATAAACAAGGATTCAGAAGGTGGTTCTGAAAATAAACAAATGAATGCTGCTATTACAGCACTTGCATTTGAACTACTAAATGGCGTAACTAAAATACATTTAGCACATCTTAAAACAACTAGTTATTCTGCACATATTGCTATGGGTACTTTTTATGATGAAGTTGGAGATTTAGCAGATAGTATTGCTGAACAATGGCAGGGTATTACAGAAAAGTTAATTACTTTTCCAAGTACATGTGAATTACCAACATGTAATAGTCCAGAAGAATGTATAAAATACTTACGTACATTATATGATATGTGCAGTAAAGTACAAAGTATTTGCGGACATTCTGAGATTCTTAATACTATTGATGAAGTAAAATCTTTAATTAACAGTACTAAGTACAAACTTATTTTCTTGAAATAATTTGGAAGTAATAAAAAAACTTCCTATATTACTTATATATATTTATAAAAACAAAAAACTATGAGTTATTTTAATCATGCCTTTAAAAAGACCTTTGTGGGAACATCGGCTTTTACCGCACTAGAAGGTGGCAAACTAGGAACAGAAGATAATGTACCAGGTTTAGGACAATTTGGTTTTGTTGACAAGAACTGGAACATTGTTCCAACAGATACAGAATGGACATCTGCTAATGCATGTCCTTTGACATTATTTGCTGGTAGTATTCACACTAATGACAAAATTGGACCTTTTGCAGGTGGTTATCAAGAGACTGTAAAGTCTAAAGTAATTAATCCTAAGTATGTATCTGCTTTTTATAAAGTAGAAGGACACGATGCTCAAGCTGCTCAATTTATTGTTGGTCAAGTTAAAAATGGTCAAACAGAAGATACTTTGTACAACCAATGTGCTAAAACATTCTACTGTGGAAATTCTTATAACTTCCGTATTGACATTAAAGGTTCTCCCGCATTGCGTTTCTTAACTCACAACATGTATTTAACTGTTAGTGCTGATGGCGGATGTTGTGCAGACCCTACTAGTCCTACACCAATTAATCCTCTTGTTATTTATGGACAATGGGCTTATAACATTTTAAATAATCCTATCTTCTCTCAGTTTGTTAATATTCAAATTACTTACTCTATTAATGGAGGAACTACTTGGTTACAACTTGCTCCTGGTACTAATACCGTATCTGGCGATACAACTAATTTAACTACTTTATTAAATTATATTAATGGTGTTACGGCTTATCCTGAAAACGCAACTGCTCCAGAAGATACTAAGGCTGGTTTGATAATCAACGGTGCTTATGTAGATACTCGTTTTAACGACTGTACTTTCTATCCTAATGACTCTATTATGTCTTTTATGGAACCTATCAAGATTTATGGTTCTGAAGTAGACTTAAATGGAGATCCTTGTACTTTTTCAGGTTTGTGCATGTATCAATCATGTGCTCCTTTGCAAGTTGCAGGAACTGGAGAAACGGTTATTCGTGATCTTATCATGACTGAAGCATATATGCAACAACCAATGTATACTGGTATGGATTTGCGTATTCGTGAGATTACCAATGGTACAGATGTATTTGATGCTATTGACAGAACATCTTTGTATGATCGCTACTATATCCAGCATAACGTACCTCGTTTCAATAATCCAACTAGTACTTTTGATAATGACCAGTACTTATTAGAAATTGTTGTCCCTAACGCAGTTGCTCAAACCACATTTGAACAGTTTATGATTGGAGACGGAGAAACTCTAGGTTGGTTAAATGCAGGAGGTAGTCAATGTACAGGTTTGGTTACATATGGTGCACCAACTGAATGCACACCATATACACCTGTTTAATACTTAAAAACTTATCTGAAAAAGGGAAGGGATAACAAAAATTCCCTTCCCTTTTTTATTTTTACATAATATATTTGTAACTTAGTAATATGGCAAAACATCAATTATCTTTAGACATTCCTGATACAGTAACATCATGCGTCATGCGTATTATAGATACTAGTACCTATGATGGTAATATTACCCCCGAGTGTTTAACTTTGGATATAACTCCTCCAGGATTTACTGTAGCATCAACATTAACAGGATATAGTCCTGGATTTACTGCTAATATTACAGCATGTAATCTTGGTATACAAACATCAAATTGTGATACCACACGTAGTGCTATACCAGATGGAGTATATGTAGTAAAATATAGCATTGCTCCGGCAGAATATGTTTATGTAGAATATAATCATTTACGTATTACAGCAGCTTTAAATAAAATTCAAAGTTTGTTATGTTGCTTAGATGTAGCAGCTTGTGAACCACAAGGTAAAGTAAAAGAACAACTCAGAGAAGTTCAATTATTATCTACCATGTTACAGGCTGCTAAAGCAAAAGTAGAATATTGTCATAATCCGAACCAGGGAATGGCTATGTATAACTATGTAAATAGTAGACTTACCAAACTTATGGGAGGATGTAATTGTTCAGATTGTTAAACCTTTAAAAACCAACAAATATGAAATGTAGTAACTGTGGAGCAGCAATGAGCTGCGGATGTCAAAAAAGAACAACAGCAGATGGTCGTTCAGGATGTACTAAATGTATATCCGGTTTACAAAGAATTAAACCTTCAAGTAAACCAGAACCTTTTAATTTAGAAACTAAAAAGAAATGAATGAAATAAAGATATTTGCTACAGGTAGAAACGGTGATTTTATCTTATATAGTGGAGATGAAGGATCTACATGGACATCTTTAACAGGAGTTCCTGATTTACAGGGAAGTAACTCTTTTGTATCATCCTCTAGATATTCAGGTGGAAGATTTATTTTTGTAGGAGATGACGCAACTACTAGTGCTGGACAAGCTTGGATTTCTTCAGACTATGGCACTACGTTTACACAAAGTATAATCAACGATCCTTTTTCATCAAGTCTTTATGAAGCTGCATCTGTGCAAACACTAGATGGCAAAATAGTATTTATTTCTTGTAATGAGGGTTTACATTGGTCTGTGGATGCGGGTGTTACTTTTGATAGAGTAATTGCATATGATGATATTCCTGTTTTAACAGGTCAAGTAATAGATAGAAATAGAATATACTTTCAAGATCAATCTAATGGTTTACTAGCAGTAACAGTTGTAGATATCTCATATTTTTTTAAAACTTCTAATGGTGGGCAGACTTGGGTAGAATTAACAGATATAAGTCCTTCAAGTGCTAACCCTGATTATTTAGTTGGACAATGTTATTATAAGGATGAAACTAATATAATATTTACAACAGATAAATATATATTTAGATCTTCGGACAACGGTGTAAATTTTTCTTTTCAAAGTTTTGCAACAGCTAATTCATCTGGCTTAGGTACACAACTTGGGATAACTCCTAATGGTGTTTTATTTACAACAGATGGAAATGGTGTAGTTTATAAAAATACTAATCCAGGGCCCTCTGGATTTAATCCTGTACTTGGATCAAGCGGATTACCTACAAATCAAGCATTAGGTATATCATTTTATACAGAAAATGATGGTTTTATTACAATGGGTAATGGTATTATATATAAAACAATAGATGCTGGTTTAACATGGTCCGGTTCTTATACAGCAGGTGAATATACTGCTAGATCAATTATAGCTGTATCTTATGACTGCGGTTGTCCTGAAGGATTTATACCTGATGAAGAAGATCCTTCATATTGTATACAAGAAGATAGTTTAAAACCGCTATATGCAGATTATCTAGCATGTCCCTACAAACTAACAAGATGTTATACAGGAGAAATAAGTTATACAACAGAAGCTGAAAGTCCAGGAATAGATATTTACGTAAATAAAATAGTTAAACCAGATACTGGTAAAACTTGTGCTTTTGTTGAAGAACATGATACATTTGAAGAAAACTATGTTATATTATCAGGTATTTCTGAATACTCTAATTGTTTAACTTGTCAACCTCTTTATTATATATATGATTGTCAAGATCAAACATCTCCTTTATTTTGTACATCAAGTGACTTATCCGGTTCTTTAGGAGCTTACGTAAAAATTTCAGTAGACGATGTTACGTTTGACGGGTGTTATAGAGTAGGTTTAGTTGATGAGTTTAATGAACTTTGTGAGGTAGACCCCGTAATAGAAATATTAGAAGAGTTTGGATCATGTGAAGAATGTGATCCTCCAGTATATAAACTAACCAGTTGTGCAAATTCAGATGTATATATTTACACAACTCTCAATTTATCTGAGTATTTAAATAAAAGTATAACATTACAAGAATATCCTAAACTATGTTGGACAGCAATTTTAGCAACAGACGAGCCTTCAGAAATCTTAACAGTAACGTTAGATGAGGTATACTCTGATTGTACTTGTTGTTTTCAATATCAATGTAATTAATTATGGCAGCAGAAGGAACTAAATATTGTTTAGCAATTGCGGATTGTCCAGGGACAATTACATACTACATACCAATATATTATAATCCAGAAGTAGAAGGAGGGTGGCCTCCTATATATGATATTATCCTCCCAGGTCTAGCAACTACAGACAATCCTATAGGAACTACGCTTTATTTTGCTAATATTAATGATCCCAATTATAACTATCAAAATATTATAATTAGAAGTATCTGTTATACTACAGAAGCATATACATGTTCCGGTTGTGATGATCAGTCTTTTGAAACTATATTAGATCCTGCGAATATTCAAATACTTTATGCAAATACAAATGGAGATTTTTATTGTCCAGAAATAGATTATATATTAGTTGAGAACTGTGAAAACCCTAATGAAGTACTTACTCTTACATCTGAGTTTGCACCTTATTTAGGTTCTACATTAAAGTTTACAGAGATGCCCGATAAATGTTGGTATGCTAAACAACTAACATTTGAGTTACCTACAGCAATTACACCTTCTTTATTATCGGTATGCGAAAACTGTTCAGAATGTATCCCTCCTCCAGAGGTACAGTTTGTTAGGACAGAACCTAAACCTGATTTAAACTTTTCAGGAATAACTGTAAGTCAGCAGACTATTACAGATACAATAAGATTTGCTAATAGTTACTATGCGGAGTTTATGATGTTAAACTATGGAATAGTTACTCCACAAGATAACATAAATCTAGATAAGTTCTGGATTAAAAAACAACTTATAAACTTAGAAATGTCTAAAGTTGCAGAAAGTTGTATAATACCGGTAGATCCAACTCCGATTGTTTGTGATGAACCTGCTCAGTCAGAACCATTACCAACTCCGGAAAGTGAAACATAAGTTTTGAAAGTAAGTAAAAATGAATTAAATTATATATAAGATGTCAATACCAATTACCCCTCAAGATACTCAGAAAAACTGTGCACCAGTTTCAAGTAACTGTGTAATCTGGCAAGGTCCAGATATTCCGTTTTTAAATCTGTGTAAAGGAGATAGCATTTCAGATGTTACAGCAAAATTAGCAGCTGAAGTATCTACACTTATTACAGAACTAAATATTGACAATTTAGACCTTTCTTGTTTTCCTCCAATATGTCCTAAACCATTAACGTTTAATGATGTAATACAGTTTATTTTAAACACATTATGTGCAGGAGGTACAGGAACAAATCCTACACCTGGTAATTTTGACTGCAATGATGTAAAAGCATGCATGCTTCCTATTGCAGAATGTTTTAGATATACCGATACTTTTGGTAATCTTGTTACCGAAATGAGCATTGAAGATTATGCTACAGCAATTGCTTCTAGAGTATGTACAATGACTCAGAGTATTACTAATATTAATATTACTCTTACAGATCATGAGGCAAGACTGGATGTACTTGAGGCTTGTGTACTACCTTGTTCACCTCCTCCTGTACCTACAGTTGCAACAAGCTGTCTTAACCCTTCTTCAACAAATATACCTGTTACAACATTTGCTAGTACTACAGAAACAGCATTATGTAATTTACAAGCGGGCACCGGCACACCTTCAGAAATAACAACATCTTTATCAAAAATTTGTATTGCTGATAATGACACACCTCTATCAGAATCTTATCCATTTATGGCAAATATTCCAGGATGGACGACAGAGGCAAATATGAGTACATTAGCAGAGTCGTTAAGTAACCTATGGCTTGCTTTCTGTGATCTTCGTAATGCTCATAAACAACTAGAAATTACAGTTAGTTCTTGCTGCGGTCTTACTTGCAACGATGTTATTTTTAGCATGACTGGAGAAAAAGACGATGTTAAATTTATTTATATAACTCCTGTAGGTAATATACCAACTGGTTTTACATATTGCACTGGTACTACAGGCGCAACTATTACAGTAACTGATGCTTTTGGAGATACTGAAATTGTTACAACAACTGAAGATATTATATCAGACACTAATAGTTCAACAGTAATCGATGTTGATACTAGTAGCTTCAGTGTAGCAAGTCAATATTCTATAGTATTTATAACTAATGTATCAGCATGTCTTTCTGCAAATGATGGGGCAACTACTTGTAATATTAATGAACAAATAACTGTAGTTAATCAATACATGTGTACAGCTATTGCGTCTGTTTTAAGAGCAACCGGAACATCCGGACAACTAGAGATTGAATTTACTAATTGGGTACTAGGTACTAACTATAATATATTTTTGTATAATGCTTCAACGGGCGTAATAGTAAATTCTACAGTACTAACAAATCCTGCTACAGGAACTCTAACACATACCTTTACAGGACTTACAGATGGTACTAGTTACTATGCTGTTATTCAAATTCAACAAGGTATATATAGTCTAAACTGTACAACAGGAACCGCTATTCCAACATCATCTTTACCATAAACAATAAACAATGGCTTGTTCAACTTGTAAAACATCAAATAGTACATGTAGTTGTAAGGATACTCCTTTTACTACACCTATGACATATTCATGTCCTCCTAATACGTTATGCCCGGATCCAACTCCGTGCTACGAAACTATACAAGATACATGTGTAATTCATAGAAACTATACAATTATAAACTTTGGTATAAACATGAATCCTGCAGAATATATGCAGTTCAATCTTACACCCGGTATGAGTTTAGAAAATGTATATCAGTTTATGTCACTTAATGCATATGATAGCTTATGTACTCCCGTTTTGAAGTTGCATCCTAGTTATATAGGAACTACAGCAATTACTTTATCTTGGGAAAATACAGATGCTAATTACTATTCAGTTAGTATATCCACAAATCAAGGAGATAGTTGGTCAACGGCTACCCCTATAAATACTAATAGTTATACTTTTTCTACACTAACTGCAGCAACAGAATACTATTTTAAAGTAACAACCCACTGCAATCTAGGACAAAGTATTAGTGCAACTATTGCTGTAACTACTTTAGGTTTAACTTGATAGATCACTTTGTTGGTTTAGTGACCCTACAAGAAAGGCCCCAGGAGAAATTCTGGGGTTCTTTATTATATTTGCATAAGAAGTATCTTTTAAACCTCAGATAAATTTTGTAAATTGTAATAAGAGTATGCGTAAGTTTTCAGACATAGATAGAACTAAACCCAGATTTAGACCAGACCGTCATGAACCAATCAATGATAAGTTTATGAAAGAACTCAATGAAAAGGTTCCTGCTACTAAAGAAATGGTCAAGAAAGATATTAGTAAACTTATAAAAGACTTTAATGACTATGTAAGAGCATACGTATGTGAGAATAGAGAGGGTGTAGAACTTCCACAAGGAATAGGTTATTTATTTTTAGGAGTATGTAAAAATAGTGCAAATACTATTGACATGCTCATGTCTACCAAACATAAACAGAAAATATCTTTTAAAAACTGGAATAGTGATGGAAGATTAGGTAAGATATTCTACAGTAACTCTTCTGTAAAATATAAAATAGTAGACAATAATCTATGGATATTCAGACCGGCCAGACAGTTTAAAAAAGATAGTTCTCGTGCTTTTTCTGAAAACTGGAAAATATTTATAGAAATTGACCCTAAGATAAAACTATCTACATACTTCAGAGATCATTCATACCAAAGAGAAGTTGAAAAACGTAAGAAAGAGTATGCAGAAAAATATAACGAATTTAATATTTAATAACAATGACAACCATTGGAGAAGTAATATCACGTATACGTAATCAGATCAAGGCGGTTGATGCTGATTCATTTATTACTGATAGAGTAATCTATAGTAACATAATGAAGTATGCTAAAATGTATATTAAAAGACAGGACAATATAACAAGTCGTGCTAAGTTTAACAGTTTATTTACTCGTCTAGGATGTGTGGAGTTGATAGAGGTAGATAGAGTAGAGGCTTGTTGTGATGTTACATCTGGTGTAACCGTAATGCGTACAAAAGAAAAGATGCCTGGTATTTTAGACGGAGCATCCGGACCATTGTTACGTTTTGTAGGATCTATTGATGCTGCTACTGAAGCATTCAGAACAACTCCCCAGTTGTATAATGCTTTGCAAAAAACATCAGGAGCAAAGTATAACAAGAATAAATACTATTGGTTACTAGATGGATACATCTATTTACCCAATGTTACATGGCCAAGTATTGCAGTAGATGGAATATTTGAGGACTCTTTAAATATATTCAAATGTAACTCTGAATGTGAACCTATTCAAAATCAAGTATTTTCCATACCTTCTGAGTTATTTGCTGAAATAGAACAACAAGTAGCAAATGATTTTGCAAGAAGTATGCAAATGAATAATGACCCAGTTGCCGGAGATAAACAATCACCCTTAAGATCATAATAATGGATTATAATTACACATTAAAATATAGAACCTTTGAGTCTTTATTAGAAGACGTAAGAAATGACTTAAGGAGTTTGTCTACAGACGGAGTCATAGATCCTTCTCAGTTAATTAAAATTGCAATGAAGGTAAACTATGATTTAGGTTTAAGAATATACCAAACTAAAGAAGTAGTATTAGAAGTTGAAAAATGTAAAGTACGTCTTCCAGAAGATTTTTATGTAATGAACTATGCAATGCTTTGCGGTTCATGTACTACTGAAGAAGTATTACCTCAAGGTACTAATATTCAAGAAGTTGTACCTAGTTATAGGCCTTGGGTAGAGTCTACTTTATGTGACGGAACTACATTACCTCCAGAACAAACCTGTCTTACTAAATGCGGAAATAGCTATCAATTAATACAAGTTATAGGTACACAGAAAAGAACTTATAATTTAATGGTGCCTATTCAGTTTAGAAATTCTCATATGGTAGATGAGAACTGCCCAAATCTAACTTATAAGGGTACAGATGAGGCATGGATTAAAGATGGTTTTATTTGGACAAACTTTGAGACAGGACATTTATATATTAACTATCAAGGTACAATGGTTAATGATAATGGTGAACTCTTAGTTGTGGATCATCCCATGATTAATGAATATTATGAATATTCTATTAAGAAACGCATATTAGAAAACTTATTAATGGATGGTCAAAATGTTGTAACCCAATTACAACTAGTAAGTGGTGAACTTAGAGCAGCAAGAAATAATGCACTATCCATAGTTAATACACCTAACTTCTCTGAAATGCAAAAGGTTTGGGCAATGAATAGAAAAGCTATGTATGCTAAATACTATGATATGTTCAAATCATACAACTACCCTACTAGTTATAAAGTAAATAACGCAGTTTAATATGGCTAAAAATTCTCCCCAATCTACTAATAGTGCTGAAACTGAATCATTTAATAAAGGATTATTAAAAGACTATGATGATGCTTTCTATCCAGAAGGTACATGGTCACATGCAAGAAATGCAATTAATAATACTGTTGGAGGAGGTGTGGGTCTTATAGGTAATGAACCTGCAAATATTAAATGTACACAGGCTCCTTATACAGTAATTGGTGCTATTAATCTTCAAGGAGATCAATGGGTAGTATATTCCACAGATGATATAAATTCCGAAATAGGTTTTTTTGAAGAGGGTACATGTACTTATAGTAAAATAGTAAATGCAAGTTGTTTAAATTTTAATAGAACTCATATTATAACAGGGATATCTAAACAAAACTTTGATTGTTCATGGCAAGTTTATTGGGCAGATGGTTTAAATCCAGATAGAACATTAAATGTTGGAGATATAAGAAATGCTCCTTATAATGATCCATGGCCTGGTGTACCATATGTTTGTGAACTTCCTCTCATAAAAAGTACTTGTCAAGAGTGCGAATTTATACAACCTTATCAGTTAGACTGTGAACAACTTAGATTATCTAGGTTAATGAATATTCCTTCTGTTTCTGCAGAAAAAGGTGCTGCTGGAGGAACTCTATTAAACGGTTCTTATTATGCACTAGTTGCATATTCGATTAACGGGCAACGAGTAACTGACTATTTTCCTCCTAGTAATATTCAACCTTTATTTGATTATCAAAATGAATCTTGTTCTTTATTAATAAAAGTATCTAATTTAGAAACTACTACTTTTGAAGAATTTGAATTAGTTGTTGTAACAATTACAAATCAGCAAGCTGTTGCTAAAAAAATAGGATATTATAATACTCAAGGTAATGCTGTAGAAATATTTTTAGATAATATAAATTTAGCATTAGAAAGTGTACCTTTAAAATTTATACCCTTAGTAACTCCTGTTTATGAAAAATCAGATGCTATATACAGAAATGGAGAGTATGCAATTCGTGTTGCTCCATACAGCAGACTAGATTTTAATTACCAACCTCTTGCTAATCAAATAGATACAGAATGGGTGATGGTAGAACAGAGACCCGACTACTACAGAAGAGGAGGTTCTGATACAGGTTACATGAGAGATGAACAATACGCGTTTTTTATAAGATGGGTATATGATACAGGAGATAGATCTAGTTCATATCATATTCCCGGTAGACCTGCTGAACTTAATAGAGAAATACAACCTAATGGACAATGGTTAGCAACACCTAATCTTAATACTAATGATAACGTTGATTTAGCAGCATCTAATTTTGACGGAGGTCCTTATACAGCTCCAAAGATTTGGGAAATGATTAATACAGCATATGTAACATCTCCTACAAGTTTATTAAATAACGGAACAGTTATACCCGGTAAAGTTGTAGCATATGGTAAAATGGGTTACTGGGAATCAACTGAACTTTATCCTAGTAATAAACCTGATATATGGAATGCTAGTAGTCATCCTTGGTCAGCATCTGGAAACTCTAATCATGATCTATGTGGTAAGCCCATTAGACATCATAAGATGCCTGCAGATATTCTTAATACTACGCGTATTAACGACGGTGATCCAATCAACTACTCTAGAGTTAGAACTAAAGGAGGGAGAAACAATCCAGATGCTATTCGTATACTAGGTGTAAGGTTTAATAATATTAAAGCTCCTGTAGATAATAATGGTAATGTAATACCTGGTATAGTAGGCTATGAAATACTAAGAAGTTCACGACAAGGTAATCGTACAGTTATTGCTAAAGGTATTATTAATAATATGCGTGCCTATGAGACTCCTGAAGAAGAACAGATATTATATCAAAACTATCCTTATAATTCTTTACAGCCTGATCCGTCATTAACCACAATAGCATGGAATGCTGATATGACATTTGATTCGGAAGATAATAAATGGAATCAACCGTTGTATTTTGCTAGAGAGTATTCTAGAAGTTATTTTACATTTCATTCTCCTGATACCTCTTTTACTAGACCTTTTTTAGCAGCAGAAGAATTAAGACTATATGGAGAAGTAGGTTCTACTTCTAACGTAAGAGGAAATTTTCAAGAAGTAGAAGGTCATCCTAAAGAAAAGTTACCTACTGACTTATCATTTATGATAGCGTTATGTATTGGTATGGGTTCTGCCGCGCTAGCTGTACGCGGTAAAGAAACTAAAGTTATTAATACATCTAGTATGTTTAACTCTGGTCAGAATATAAGTGGTGTCCCCGCTGCTATAAGTTCTCCGTTAATTGCTCAAGTTGCTACAGCATTATCACAAGTTCAAAATATTACTGAAAATACAGTAGGTAATGTTGGAGGAACTGCAGTTGGACTGGATATATCAAACATGCTTTTATCAGGGTTACTCACTTTAAATGATACACTTAACATGACTATAGCAGGAGGACAGGGCTATACCCAGGACTTTAGTTATGAGCAAAGTGAGTTTGGTATGATGCCTCCTATAGTAAAAGCATTTGGTGGATTAGTTACGTATACTTATTACATGACACAAGGAACCGATGCTGCATTAGATCTAATAAGATCTACTATGAAGTATAGACAGTTTGCTACAAGTTATATATCTCATGGAAACTTACATCAGCATAATCAAGGTAATGCTAGACTTAGTTTAGCAAATACTAGAAGATATTTAAAAGATGCTGTATACTTATCAGATCAACTACAAGAATTTGACGAAAAACGTATTAATAATGCTTACCGAAATAAAACAGTTGCTTTAAGTTTAAGAAGTATAAGTACGGCTAATCCTAGAGCAGAATTAGTAGATCCTGGCTATGTTACAGATAATAGTACACAAGTAGTAAGTTCTGCAAGAAATAACGGACTACTTCCAAACTATAGTAACATAACTAATTTATGGTTCGACTACAATGGTAATAGAGGACATAACTTTGATGAGTTTAATACCACTGCAGTAAGTTACTATGGAGGTTTAAAACAAAGAATTAGAAATCAGTACGGTCAGTTAGATTCTATAATACAGGTACCTACAGGAAGTTGTCATATTGTTAATAATAATAACAGCATTACAAGTTCTTCATTTACAATGAGTTCTCCGATTATATATGGCGGAGATATTTATATTGGTAGATATACCGAAAAAAATACTTTCTTCTATTTCTATGATTGGTTAATGAATATGCCAGATGGCACAGAGATGGATTATAGATTCAAGACTATGATTAATAATCCTAGGTTTTGGGCAGACTTTACTAAGTTTGACACAAATTCATTTCTACAAACAGCCATAAGTAATCTTATTACGTTTGACTTTTTTGATGTACTCGATGGACTTCCTTCTAATCAGTTTAATCTTGATAATGATTATTTCTCAAGTACTAATTACGCAAACCTATTTGGTTTAGGAAATGCAACAAACGACACAATACAATTAATACAAGATGTTTTAACTGGAGTAGCCACATCTATTAATGATGTAGTAAATGGTATTGGTACCATTACTCAAGACATTATAAATATATTTCCTACTAATCCTTTACAAACCTTAGCAAGTTTTGTAGATAGTATCAGATTTGATAAAAAAGATTGTTACATGTATTTGTTTCAATCTGGTGTAAGAGACTTTTTTGTTGAATCAGAAATAAACGTAGATTTAAGAGACAGAGGTATACAAGAAAGAGAATATCATTATGATCCCTATTCTTATACTAATTTAGAAGGTTTATTTAATCCTCTTTATATCAAAGAAGGAAACTTTTACAAGTATGATTTATCATTAAGTAACTCTAAGGTATTTAGTAATAACACAACGTGGGGATATTTACAACCCAGATACTATGATCCATTAAAAGCAGAAACCTGTTATACATATCAACCTAATAGATTAATATATTCTTTAGCTCAACAGAAAGAAGCTATTAAAGATTTTTGGTTTATATACTTAGTAAATAACTATAGAGATTTTACTTCCCGTATTACTGGTGCTAAACCTATCAATAAGAACGGTATAACTATACTATTTGAAAATGATGCTCCCTTAATGTTTCAGGGAGTAGATACTCTTCAAACCGATCTTGGTACAAAAATTACATTAGGAGACGGTGGTTTATTTTCACAGGCTCAACAATCTCTTACTAATGCAGACCAAGAATATCAACATGGGTCATGTCAAAATAGAAACTCTATTGTAAATACACCTATTGGTATATACTTTATGAGTCAGGCTCAAGGTAAAGTATTTGGTATAACCGGAAAAGGATTAGAAGAAATATCCGCGTCAGGTATGCGTTGGTGGTTTAATAGATATTTACCATTTACTATTTTAGAAGACTTTCCCGATTTTAAACTAATAGATAATACTATAGTTGGTGTAGGTTGTCAAACTACATATGATAACACAGACTTACTATTATACTTTTGTAAAACAGACTATAGATTAAAAGCTGAGTATAAAGGTCTTGTTACATATACAGGTAATGATAACTTATTTAACTATGGTAATATAACTATCAAACTAGGAGACCCCGTTTATTTTGAGAATACAAGTTGGACAGTTAGTTATGACCCTAAAAATCAATTATGGATATCCTTTCATGACTGGCAACCAGAACTGACCCTATCAAGTAAGTTACATTTTTTAACTACAAAAACTTTAGATGGTAAAGGTACAATCTGGAGACATAATGATAATACTCAACTATTTGCAAACTACTACGGTGTAGACTATCCATTTGAAATAGAATATATTGCACAAACCGGTCAAATAGTAAACACTTTAAAATCAATTGAGTATGATCTAGAATGTTATACATATGACATTGATGGTATTGATACTTATCATGTATTAGATTTTAACTTTGATAGGGCAGTTGTACATAATACAGAACAGGTATCCGGGGTATTAAATCTTAACCTACAACCAAGAAGAGATCCTCTTTTAGAACTAACCTATCCTAAAATAAATCTGGATAGCATTGATGTATTATACACTAAGGTAGAACAGAAGTATAGGTTTAATCAGTTCTGGGATATTACCAAAGACCGCGGAGAATATACCTATCCTAATGTACAACAAACAATATGGGATACAGAACTTAACGGGTTTAAACGTAAACTTAATCCTAATAATCTAAACTATCAGAAACTACCATTTGAACGTAAGAAGTTTAGACACTATACATCTCACGTACTTTTATACAGAAACATATCAGGAAACGTGAAAATGTTGTTTAAATTAGCTAATAACAAGAATCAGCAATCTCCACGATAATGAATAAACGTAAAGTAAGAATTACTAATACCGGATACTTACCTAACAGTCCGGATAGATACAACCCAATGAACATTATCCCTAGTAATCAGATTACTATGCATACTGTTCCATTTCCTATAATGGGCATAGACAACTTAGGTAACCGTCAAATGATGATGCCGGGTATGGATTATACTTTCCCAGGTCAGTATGTTACTGAGATACCTTTAGGTAAATATCAAAAAGGTAAACAAGTACCACGTGTGATATCAGATCCTGAAGAATTTAAAATAGCAAACCAAGCTTATCAAGATAGTTTAACTGTATACAATGGTCCAGCAATTGCAGCAAAAAATGCTAAATATATTGATGATTTAATAAACGCTGGTAGATTTAATGAAGCAAGAGAAATACTAACAACACGTGGTTTTGTACCCAGAAATGTTCATGATGCTTTTGATAGACTAGAAGACTTAAATAAAGAAGAATTAGAACCAATAAGGGGTAGTTGGTATGGTTGGGGATTACCTTTATCTGATCCAAATGCTCCAGTTTATAAAAAACCAACTCAACCTGTAGTATTTGAACCGCCATTAGAAAGAATAGAATCTAAACCACTAACTAAATTACCAGTAACTGTACCACAGTTAAGATCAATTGATACAAGAATAGGTTTAGGTAAAGGTAGATTTGATTCTCAAAGTATAGGTCAATTAAATTATGGAAATCGTACGGGTCAACAACCAAATTATAAAGCCGTATGGGACAACACAAATAAAAAATGGACTATGCAGGAAATAGAACCAGAAGAACAAAATTACTATAATGAGAAAAATAAAATTAAAAAGCAATACGGGGGACTTACTAAATATCAGAAGAAAGGACAAGTACCACGATATATTGATGATAAAGATGAGTTCTTAAAAGCATTTGCTGCATATCAAGATAGTACTATTTTGAATCAAGCTATGGTTATGCAGAATAGGTTAATGAATAAAAATGCTCCTAGTAACCAATACACAGCTGCAAGAAAAAGTATAAAAAATGCACCACCTATTTCAGACTTTAGTGTAAAAAATTTAAAAAATAATAGAATTCCAAGAGTTGTTCCAGGTTTAGAAAGTTACGGCCCAATGGCTAAAGACTTTATAAATGAAAAAGATATGTTTACTGATAACTACTTTGTCACAAAAGAAGACAGAGACCTTATTAAGTATTACAAATCTTTAGGACTTACTGATGATAATATTATGTATCATACATCAGCAGATGTTGTACATCCTAAAATTAGACCTGTAGGAGTTTACTGGGATGGTAGAGCATGGAGTCCTAGATATGCTGCTCCTAAAACAATACCAGTATGGACAGGAGATCCTAATTTTGATCCAAATATTGGACTAGGAATAGTAGATGATGAAACATTAAACAGGATAGAACCATTACCTCTTAAAAGATTACCAGTAACAGTACCTAGTTTAAAGAACATTGATACTAATATAGGTCTGGGTAAGACTTTTAGAAAATCTCAAAACATTGGTCAACTTAATTATGGCAATAGAACAGGTCAGCAACCAAACTATGAAGCTGTCTGGGATAATGTAAATAAGAAATATGTTATGAGAGCTGTAGAGTCTGAAGAAAAAGATTACTACAATGAAAAGAATAAAATTCAGAAACAGTATGGGGGACTTGTAAAATATCAAGACAAAGGACAAGTAGACCTTAATACATATCCTAATCAAGTTCTTACTTATAAAGATAATCCTGAATGGTTTGATAATCGTGCAATGTATTCTGGAGATGATAGATATGACGCACAAATTCGTAAACTAGTTTATGAAGGAAAAGGTGGGTATAATCCACATACTAGAACTTTACATTTTTTAAAACCTGATCAACAAACTGAAGTAGATCAGACTACTAAAACTTTATCTAAAGATAAACGTACATGGGATCAGCAAGATAAAAAAATAGTTGGTAAGATAAAAAAGGACGTAACAAAAATGACTCCTGAAAAAGCTAGACAGTACATTATTGATAATCAAAAAGATTTTGTACAGAAGTCAGCATTAGCAACTGGAGTATTAGCAGCACCATTTGCGGCACCAGCTGTAATAGGATCATTAGAAGCACCAATGATTGTAGCAGGTTCTGCAGTTCCTGGAATTACAGTAGGTAATACAATAGCTGCATTAGGTACAGGATACGGAATTACTCAATTACCACATACATATAATATAATATCTAAAGCTGTTGATAATCCTACAACATCAAATATTACAGATGCAGCAATTGCAACAGGACTAAATGCATTAGACTTTGTTGGTGTAGGTATAGGAAAAGCTGCTATAAGTGGTGCAAAACAAACCGGTAAATTTATTACTACAGAAACCCTGTTAAAAAATGTGACAAGTTCTTCTGCAAATGCATCTAAAAATTTAGAAGATCTTCAAAAGTTACAAGAATTTGCAAATCAATATGGATACGAACTTCCTGCTAACCTAGAAAGAATAGCACAATCAGATGAACTAACTAATAGAACTATTAGAGGTTTAATGAATAGACATAATACTTTTGTAAGAGGTATAAGTACTAATTGGGATGAATTACAAAAAGCATTAGTTAGAGAATACGGACCTGAAAAAGGTAAAGAACTATGGAAAAACATTACAGACAATTTTGAAAAAAATGGTATAGATTATATAAATAACCCTCAAGGTGCAGCTGAATATATGGCAACGCATATTCCTATAAGTACAGGATATGGAAGAGCATCATTAGATAATCATTACTTAGGTAGGGGTTTAGAAGGTTTGTATACAAGTAACTCAATGCGTACAGCTGAAGGATACACTTATGGTAACGGTTATATTGTTAAAGCAAAACGACCTACAAACTTTTCATCAGCTAATAGACAAGACTGGATAACTGAAAATAGACCCGAGTACTATGATGAATATTTACCTAAAGCTGGTGAAAGAGGAGTTAGTTTAGAAACTTTAAGAGGTGTTACAAGAGACGATCTTAAACATTATCTAGAAAGAGGTAGTATAAGCCAAGAAAAATATGATAGATTAAATACATTTTTAGATGAGGTTCCAAAATTACAAAAAGATTTAAGAAAAAAATATGGTGTTGCTGATGGTGAATTTGTACCTGACGATGTACTAGATGATTTTATGGATGAGTTTGCGGCAGTAAAACAGGCTAAAATGGATGAATTATTTCCCCCTCTAACATATGATAAAAAACTATTAAGAACAGAAAGATCAAATCAGGCAACAGATGCTTTTGATTTTTTAATTAAAAAAGAAGGTACTAGTAAAAATTTATCTGAATGGTTAAAGACTCAACCTTATCAGGAAAAAATGAAAAAGGCGCGTGAATTAGGAGAATCATTAAGCAAATACACGTGGGAAGAACAGCAACCTATCAGAGAACAAATTAAAAGATTAGAACAAGAAACAAATGAGTTATATAATCAAAGTGTTCAGGATTATATGAAAACTCATCATCCGGATTATGACCCTGTTAATAAATATGCGCATTATATTCATTTAGGAACACCTGGTGAAAAAGCACTTGAACCTATTAGAAGTTGGAGAATTACTCCTGAAAAATGGGAGAATAGATCAAGAGGTCATCAGAATTTATATACTAAAGGTTTAAGTGCAATGGAAACCGGTGGAGGTATTTACTTAGGAAAGTATATGTTTAGAAACGGTGGGTTAGTAAAGATGCAGGGAGATGACTCACCAAGTCAAGTTAGTCCTAAAGGTAAAGGTTGGAGAGAGTATAAAACTCCTACAGGACAAAGTTTATATTTAGATCCTAGGTTTAAGAACCAACGTTACTATGTAGATGAAAAAGGTAATGCTATAACGCCAGATCAGAACATGTCTTTATTTGATGTGCAAGATAATATATGGGAATCTGGTACATCAATGGCACCTTTAGTAATAGATACTAAAAAAGAAGATTTTGAAAAATATTTGGCAGATCAACAAGGGACTCTTAAACCTGCACCTGAAGGTTTTGAAAGATTAAAGCACCAGTTTATTTATGCAATGGATCAACCTCTTGATGCATTAGGATCATTGATACAAAGAGGTTATATACCACAAGGTAACCTAAGTGGTAACTATCCTACATCATCTCCTATGAGTGATATAATAGGAGCATTCAATCCTGCATCTGTACTAATGGATATAGGAAGAGTTGGTAGAGACTTAGGAGAAAAAGAAACATATACTACTTGGGGTGGTGCTGGAGAAGCAGGACTAAACATTGCAGGATTTTTACCATTTGGGTCAATTGCAAAAAAAGTTTCAAAAAACATACCTTCTAAAGTATATAACAATCGTACTATAGATGAATTTTTTAAAGAAAACAAAATTGGTAAGAGTTTAGACGAAATAGAGTTAGAAGGTCTGCAAGATTTAGAACGTCAAAAAGTAAGTATAGACAGAGTACCTGAATCGGGTTATTCAAAAAGTTTTACAAGAGCAGACCAACAAAAAGCATTTGATGAAGCTACAGAGTTTGATAAATTATGGACATATAGTAAGCAAGGTTTAGAAGATTATGAAAAAATAAAACCTGAAATACAAAAACTTAAGGATGCAAAAGCTATTAAAGATAAAGAATATTATGATAAAGTAGCTGAGTTGGATAAAAGATCTAATGAAATAGAATTAGAATTAGCTAGTGATACAGAAGGAAAAAATCTTGCAAGATTAACAGATGAAAAAGAAGCATTAGAAAGACAAGAAAATACTCTATGGTTAACTACTTTTAATGAAAAAGCCGAATTAGATAAAGCCATAGATGATTTAAAAAATAGTATTAGTATATATGATCCTGAATTTGAAAGAAAAGCATTAGAGTTAAAGAAAGCAAATAATGATTATGATATTGATAAACTACAAGTGGTTTTACCAAATGATGAAAGAAACAAGTTAGTATATTTTAATGAGGATGACCCTAGTTTTCAAAACTTGTTAGAACTTGAAAAACTCTTTTTAAGACAAAATATTGACGATATAGGCGGTGTTAGACTAAATAATAGTACAATTACATTAGGTACTAGAAAAAAACCTATTATAACAACTCACATAAAAAAAGAAAAATTACCTTGGAGTTGGTCAAATCCTTTTAAAACAAAAACTAAAAAATCATTAGTTGATTTAGAGCAAAATATGTTGGTTAATCCTACTGAAGTAGGTGGGGTAGGTATTCATGAAATAAATCATGATAGACAGTTAATTAATAACTGGATAGATGCTGTACAACACCATGATCCTAATTACGCTTATTATGTAAATCATGATAAAAATGATTTAGCTAAAATGTTTAAAAGTATTATGGTAGAACCAACCGCTCCTGATAATGGTAAATATACTTATCAAACATGGTTATCAGGTCTTGGAGAATTACATTCAGAATTAGGTAAAGCTAGATTAAAAACTGCTAAAGATATGATGAAAGATCACGGTATATCTATGGAAGAAGCTGTAAAAATTCTTAAACAGGATAGAGATGATTTTACAGATTACTTAATTGAAGAAGGAAATCTCAATAAACATTTTAAACCAGAAACATCTTTAGCAGAAAAAAGAGCTGCAATTAAAATATTACCAGTTGCAGTACCTGCAATAGGTGCAGGTTATCTAGGTTCTAAACTTTATGAAAGTCAAACAGATAAACCAGCTGTCAATAAACAGTTTGTTAGTTTCAAAAATGGTGGTAGCTATCTAGGTCAATATGAATTTAAGAATGGAGGTCTAGTAAGAATGCAAGATGGTGGTGCTAAAGGTAAAGAATACAAAACACCAACAGGTGAAAGTATATATTTAGATCCGAATTTTAAAACATATGCTAGATATATAGATTCAAAAGGTAATGTTATTCCTAATACAGAATTGCAAAAGTTTTCTATGATATATAATCCGGAAAATGATATCTGGGAATCTACGCATAGTGAAAGATCTTTACCTGTTATTGAAACAAGAATGTCATATGAGGATAGATTAAATAAATCATTAGGAGATCCTATGGGTAAAGCAGCTCGTGAAGCAGAAGAAGGAATAGAACCAGGAGAAGATCCAGTAGATAATTTTAGACATCCTTTAGCTGGTATGTATACTCAACAAGCTATAGCAAAGAAAACAGGAAACATACCTGTAATTTCTCCAGCATTAGGTTGGTTAGGTGCAAATGCTATGGGAGTAGGACATGAACTAGGTACAATATTTAATGATAATAGACCATTAAAGTATAAAGGAAGAGAAGCATTAGAAGATATATTTAATAATGCATATGGTGCAACAATTGGATTATTACCTATACCTAATAAAAGTAAAGAAGAAATTTTATATAAAACTTCAGCTAAAAACATGATACCTGATGGTATATCAAATCCTGATGGTAGAGACTTTTATTTTAAAAAGAACGGTGGTGCTATAAAGAAAGTAAAGATCAAGAGTCTTCCTAGGAAAAACAAGTAAATTTTAATATCTTATATATAAACAGTATATTAGCGCAATTATGAATAAGCGTACAAACAGAGAGGTATTTCCTCAAGTAGCATCAATGCAACAGTTCTTTAACTATGGACATCCTACCCCACAAGTACCATTTACCATGCAGGTAGGAGGAAGTATGACTTCCGGAATGTCTAACATGGCAATGCAAACCGGACAACTTCCTATGATGAACATGGGTTCTAGTTTTATAGATAGACAAGTATCTGATGCTGCAAGAATGGGATATATGGCCGAAGGAGGTATTACTAATAACCATGTAGCACCAAACTTCTATATTAATAAACTAGATAAGTTTATGGGTAAAGTCAAGGATATGGCAGCCCGGGCAAATGAAAAAAGGTTAATGGAAGATGCCATGAACATGGCTCAAGAGAAAGGTGTGTTTCAAGATGGGGGTCCACATACAGTATCTAATAGTGATGCCTTTACAGGTATGGACTTTAGTAAGGCCAGCAACTTTTTGAATAACTATAATAATATGTATAGTAAGGTAAATGCCGATAAGGTATATGATTTAGCAAATAACATGCGTATGACCGCAATGGCTAATTCTACACCTTATGCTAAAAAAATACATACATATGATCTTGCTAATCCATATATGCAAGAAGATGCGCAACCTATTAACATGCCTGATCCATATAAAGCAATGTTACCTAAAGACTTAGGTTTAGCTAAGTATGGTCTTCAAACATTTCAGTCAGACGTTGATACAGGAGAAAAGCAAGAAGAAAGTAAACCCTTAACTAATGAGGAGTTATTAGCAAAGATTGATGAACAAAATAAAAGAATAGAAGCATTAGAAGGTAAGAAATCTAAATGTGCATCAGGTAACTGTTCTCCGGAAGAAGAACAAGAAATTGCTGATGAAGAAGAAGATATCAAAAATAATGAAAGTAGTGTAAAAGATATGCAGGCAAGATTGTCTGTTATGGATATTAGAGATAAATATAGATGGAATGCGGCAAGTAGATTTGGAAACTTATTAACAGGTAGTTCTGATCCCGGTCGTCCCGGACAACTTAGAGAAAGAACATACCATTATGAGTTTGGTAAGAAAGGTCAGATGCCTCCTGCAATGATGTCTGGTATGGCATCTATGCCCAATGGTGCAGCATCTATTATAGCAGATAACAGTGATGTATGGAAGAAATGGCAAAATGCTCCTGGGGTAGGTGATAATAAAAAAACTACTGAGACTAAACCGGTCAATCCTAAAGATCCTTATAATATATATCCTGATGAATGGGAAGGTTTGGTTTTAGGAAATAAAGATAAAATGCCAAGTTCTCCAGTAAAACCTGGATTTTTACCTAGAGTTGTACCTCCTGCAAAGATTACAACTACAAATCCGATAGGTGGTATATCTACTCCCCAAAATCCTTTTGGTACTCCTATGAATTTTGTATCATCTGATATACCAAGAACAACAGAAGAGTTAAAGGCCGAAATAGAAGCATTGAAACAACAGGAAATGGATAGTGAATGGATAGATAATCCTACTCCTATACCTGCTAGAATAAATACAGCAAATCCATCAAATAGAATAGTAACGTTTTCTGACGTATATGATGGTACGCCTGTTAATCTTTCACCAGATGACATGCCCTACGGTCCTATTAGACAACAAGGTATGTCTCCTATGGTAGAAACATACAGAAGAGGAGGTCTTACTAAATTCATGAGAAAGTATCAGGGAGACCAAGGACCTAGTGAGGTATTTGATCCCGGTATGTGGGAGATTGACACAGGAGAAGATGTTGGTAATAACCAAGGTTTAGGTTATAATCAAGCAGCTACTGCTCAAACAACAATGCCTATAGGTAAAGCACCAGAACTTCCTGAACAAAACTGGATAAATACTGGTCAGGATATTACAATGGGTCAAAACTTTGGAATGGGTGCCTACATTGCTCCTATTATGGAAATGGCAGCTAATAGAAGAGATGCTGCAAAACAGAAAAAAGGTGACGTAATGAACAAGTTTGGATATGAAAATCTTGTCAATCCTGTTACCGGTGATAAAGGAGTATATGATCAATTTGGTAATCAGTTCCCCGACAAACGTAATTTCAACATGTACTACGGAAAGTCAGGTGGAGAAATGTATGAAGAAGGAGGTGTATACTTCCTTGATGATGCTACCATTAAACAACTAAAAGCAGGCGGTGCAATTATTGAATATATAGATTAATATGAAAAAAGTTAAAATAACTTCATTACCTAATATGAAAAAAGGAGGATTTCCATTTACACAAATGGCACCTACCTATATTCAAAATAATAGTTCAGAGAAACCTATAAGTCTTAGAAGCAGTTTATCCGGAGTACCAAGAGACGAAGCAAATATAGAAGCAGAGGGAGGAGAGACAGTATATGTTCCTAATGTTGATGACTTACCAGCTCATTATAAAATAAACGGTAAACGTCACTATGAGGGAGGTGTGCCTTTATCCGTACCACCGGACTCTTTTATATTTAGTGATACAGCAAGTATGCGTATTAAAGATCCTGATATACAGAAAGAGTTTAGTATGCCTATAAAAAAGAAAGGTTATACTCCAGCAGAGATTGCTAAGAACTATAACATTAATAAATATAGACAAATACTTGCGGATCCTACTGAAGATAAATTAGCAAAACTTACTGCTGAAAATATGATTAAGCAGTTTAATCTTAAACTAGGAAAGTTAGCCTTAATTCAAGAATCTATGAAAGGATACCCTGGAGGTATTCCTGTAATAGCAACTCCATATTTAATGAGTATTGGAGTACGTCCAGAAGATGTACTACCTCCAGTTCCTGGAATGAATAATCAAGGACAACTTCCTCAAGAAGAAATGGAAGAGTCTCCTGAAATGTATGAAGAAGAACTTGATGAAGCACCTATGAAATATGGAGGACGTACAGCACGTCTTAATAATTTTATTCAAGGTATCCGTAAAAAGAATAATGAATTCGATCCTACACAAGGAGTGTATCTTTATATGGAAGAAGGAGGACCCGTATTCTATGATGGAAATGGTAATCCGGCACCTGAAGGTATCATGCCTGATGAGTTTAAAAACGGTGGTTTAGTAGAATATGCATCGGGTGGAGGAACAAGAAAAAAGAAAAAAGTAAAAAGACCTATTCCAAAAGATGCTATTATTATTAGAAGAGCTGATTATGATACAGAAGCAGCATACCAAAAAGCTAAAAGAGAAAAATATAATGCAGCATCTGATAAAAGTAAAGTCTTTATTTTAGACAAAGACGGTAATTATAAAAAAGTTGTAAGTAAAGCATTTCAGTTTCCGGAATATACAGGGGATGATCTTGATAAAACATTTAAGGGTAAAAAAGATATTGCTAATAGGTATGAATATTTAAAGCAACGTCTTCAAGATCCTGCTGTAATGGATGCTTTATATAATGAGTATTCAAAAGTATTTGATGATAAAAAAGCATATAGAGAACAGAGTTTAACGCAAAGAGGTGTTGAAATAGAAGATCTTAAAAAACTAAGTCCGGAAGAAGTAAGAGACCAGTTCTTAGAAATGCAAAAAAGAAATCTTGCATTTGTAGCACATGGTTATGATGTTTCTAAAGCACCTAATAGTCCTGACAATGATTTAACTAAAAAGTTATATGGTGTAAGTAATAAAACACTAAATGAATATGCTAAGAATGTAGGTATAGAAATGCCTAATGCAACAAATGCTGCTGCACAACAAGCCGCATACTGGGCATTTGAAAATATCGCAGATACCGATATTCTACCTGATTTTAAGAAAGCTCAAAGAGGTAAAGGAGATGAAGGTGGCAAAAATCCTTATATATCTCCCGTAGATGCTGTTTATACTAATACAACATCTGGACAATTAGCAGGTATTAAAGGAGATCCTACATTAGAAGAAAATGCATATGATGAGTATGATTATGAATACGAACCTGTAGAAGATCAAGAAGTTCCATCTTATACACCTCCTGAAATGTTTTTACAGGATCAGTTAAAGATGGCTCAAGCATTAGGAAACTTAGCAAGTCTACAAAAGTTTATGCCTAATAAATTTAGTGTAGATTTAATGTCTCCCGAGGTAGCATATCTTACTCCAGAAAGACAGATTGCTGCTGGAAATGAACAACTTGCTATTATGAAAGATGCGTTGGCAGCAAGTTCTCCACAACAGATACCCGGTAAAATGACCGGTATGTCTGGTAATATGTTTGAAAATGCTGCTAATGTTATTGGACAAGTTCATAATGCCAACATTGGTATATATAATAATTATGCACAACAAAAAGCAGCAGTAGAAAATCAAGAAAGACTTGCTAATGTACAACTTGCTAAAACATATTATGATGAACTTACAGCAGTTAATCAAAACTATGATAACTCAACACGTGCCGCAGCTAATGAATTTGTAAATAATCTTGTGCAGGCTAAAACTAATGAGGCACAGGCATATAATCTTAATATGCTATATCCTAATTATCAAATATCACCGGCAGCAGCAGGAGCATTATACTATTACAAACCTACTCCTATGGAGCCAGGTGTTGCAAATAGTTTTGCAGACATTTATGCTAGACTAAGAGAAGATGAAAGACTAGGAGAATTAAGTTCTGAAGAAATAGCAGATATTGCAAAAGAGATGGCGGGTTATAATAAGAGAACATCATCACGTAGTGCAAAATCTAGTAATGATTCTGATTGGTATAATATGCAAAGAGGTATATATGGAAATCCAGCATTAACATCATATCCAAACTTAGAAGAAGAACAAGACTAACAGTACTTTAAACTTTAAAACTTTTATTAAAACTTATAAAGTTTATTCGTATCTTTACAATATAAACTATGGCAACATATCTACAAGGTTCAACAGACTACATTCCGCAGATACAACCGTTTCAGCCGGATTTTAATTTTTACCAAAATCTACTTGAAGCAAAACAAGCACAGTATCAGGCAGGATATAATAAGATAAGTAGTTTGTATGGCAGTCTTCTTAATTCAAGACTTACCAGACAAGATACTACAGATGCTCGAGATGATTACTTTACCAGAATTCAAAATGATATAGAGAAGTACTCTGGTATGGATCTATCTAAAATAGAGAATGTAAATAATGCTTTACAGGTATTTCAACCCCTTTTAGATGATAAGTATCTACAAAGAGACATAGTATTTAGTAGAGCAATGGATGTTCAGAGGGGAAGAAGTAACTATTTTAAAAACTGCATGGATGAAAAAGAATGCGGTGGAAGATGGTGGGATGTAGGGGATTCTGCATTAAGTTACTTAGAGCAGGATTTTATGAAGGCATCCAAAGATGATATCTTCAATATACAGAATCCAGAATACGTACCATATACCAATGCGTATAAAACGGCAATGGACACCATATATAAATATAAAGATATGTTTAATATGGAGTATCCAAGTCTTACTAAAGATGGTAGATATAAAATGATAACCACAAATGGTGAGCAATTAATACCTACTTTAGAATCATATCTTAGTATGACAATTGGTAAAGATCCTCAAATTAGAAGGATGTATGATACCCAGTCTTATGTAGATAGAAAAAGTTATGTAGCAAGTAAAGCTGCTGAAGTAGGAGAAGAGGCTGCTGAAAGAGAATACATTAACTCTGTATTTACAGCAGCAGATGAATATAATAAATCATTACAGCAAAGTCTTACTCAAGATTTAAAAGATGTAGAAGACAAAAAGACTATCAAAAAGTCTAATGCTGCTACATATGGTGTTGATCCTGATACAGATGGTGATATCATGGAACAACTATTTGGATTAGATGAACAGAAAAAAGTTATTGAGCAGGCTAAAACAGATGCTGATAATGTAACCGGAATGACAGATCCTTCTGTAAATGAAGGAGTTAGTTTAGATGTATTACGTAGACGTGCTGATTATTTAAAATCAGAATTATATAATGCAGAAACTATTGGTAAGGCTGCTAGAGATTATGCAATGGGTACTAAAAAGGTTAAAACTGAAGCAGACCCCTATGCAATGGCCGACTATAATCATAGACTGCGTATAGCAGAAATGGATTATGAAGATAAACTTACCAGAAAAAGGAACGCAGATGAAGAAAAGATGATGAGGGAACTAATGGGTTCTAATGGTAATGGTAGACCTATACCAGATGGTAAAGGTAATACAGATCCTAATAAAATGGCTGATGAAATATTACAAGAAAAGATTAGTCAAATTCAACAAGGTATAGGAGAAGTATCAACTGCTACTTTTCAGTCTATTTTTGAAAGTTTAAATCATTTACATCAAAATGGAAATGCTGCTCAAAAACAGTATGCTGCTAAAAAAATAGAAGAGTTATTTGGTGTTGGAGAATTTAAACAAGAACAAATAGGTAACTATGAAGAAAATTTAAGACAAGACTGGGATGAACTAGATGCTAATGCAAAGGCAGAGTTTGGCAATAGTTTTGAAAATTATGTTCAAGGTATATCACCCGGAGCAGGAGCATTTGACTATTCAAGAAATAAACTAGGTTCTTTTGGAAGAAGAGCATGGGACTGGCTACAAGCAGGTCCTGAAGCAGTATATGATTGGGCAGTAGGTGATGAAAATCCATACAAAACAGTAACTATAAAAGGAGGATATGTAACAAAAGATGCTAATGGCAATTATGTATTTAATCCTAATCAAGATAAAAGAAATGACTTTAATGATCCTTCCAACTATAAATCAACTATGGAAAGAATTAAGGCATTTAGAAACTCTAAGGACTTTAATGATTTATACTACTCTGCTGCAAGTGAAATGGGTACAGCATATGATAGACTTATAACATCATATGAACAAGGCCAAAAGATTGAAAATCAATACAATGAAGCACGTAAATATAATCTTAATTATATTGTAGATAACCTAAAAGCAGATGACTGGAGATTTGGTTTACTTATTAATCCTGATAACGGTTGGCAAGTTACTAAAGAAGAGTTTGTAAAAAGGTATCAAGAAGCATACATGAATGATCTACAAACATACCCTACTCAAAAAGTAGGACGTATAGGACCATATGATGTAAGTAAATTTAGAATGGATGTTATGAAGAGTGATGCTGAGGAAGTATATGAAAATTTGACCGAAACATTATGGAAGGCAAACAAAGATGGTAGATATAATAAATATCTTAGAACTGATGTTAATCCTATGGGAGGTACATCAGGACAAACTTCTACAGGTATGAGTTATAATGTTGATCCTATGTTAGGAGCATCAAGTAATGAAAACCTACTAGCAATTAATGCTATACAGACAGATGTGATGCGTGCATTAGAATATCCATATGATATGAATGCTATATTCGTACCAGGATCAGGTGCAGATATTATGAAAGAAAATCTTGAAGACATATCTGAGGAAAGTCAATTTGCTGCAAAACAGGCAATGGCTCAGTTGGTTGATGCATTTATGAACTCTAGTAAAAAAGATTCTAAAGGTAAAGCAGATAGAGCAGCATTTAAAATGCAGGCCTTTAATATTGCAGCAAATGATGGAAACAAAGTTGCTATAACTTTTATACCTAATACAGGTTATTTGAATGCTAATTCTGGCAAAAAAAATAAAACGGCATGGGATGATTTACTTGGATCCGCAGATGAGAATCCTAATCCAACAGGAGCAGTTACTATGATATTTGATAAGAGTGCTGCTAATTCACAGATGTTTAATCAGTTTAAACTTACAACAGATGAGGCTGCTCTTAATTTAACAGGATCTATTATGATCGGTAACCCTAATAGTAGGTTTGGTTATTATGAAATTAAACAAGATATCAATGGGAATAGAGTTTTATACGATAATACAAAAGTATATAAAGACGGTGAATATGTTTTAGCTAATCCTGGAGGATATTATGGTTCAGAATTATATCCTCAGTTAGGACCCGGTGGAGATTTATCTACACTACGTAGTGCCTTAGATCAAAATATTTTAATGCTTGCGCAGTACGATGACCAACAAGTTAATGCTAGAAGAAAAAAATAACTATGGATTTTTTAAGAGATGAAGCTGCTGAACAAAATTTTAACCAGCAAGTATTAAAAGCAAAAGGTATAGATATACCTAATAAGGCAGGTGCTGTAATAGACAACCGTGTAATGAATGTAGGTAATCCTACTACAGGCCCTCTTAATAAAACTAGTTATTCATCAGCAGACGCTCTTTTAAAAGCAACTAATGCTCGTCTTAATGATGCGTTACTTAATACTAAGAAAGATCCTTTATATTCTGCAAAAGGTGTTAGTATAGATGCAACACATACAGGTTTAAATTTTGATAGATACTATTCACATGGCAACTTTAATAAGTTAGGCTTCAGTCCTTTTAGAGATAATGAAAAGATTTATAATAATAATTCTACATGGGGACAAGACTTTGTAAGAGCAAGTAAACAATATCCAACATTATTAGGAACAGGTTTTACCAGTGTATTTAAAAACTGGGGATCTTTATCATCGGCTGCTGCAGATAGAGAATCTGCATGGGAGATGGAAAAAGCAATGGCTATTGGTTCTAGTTCTAAAAAAGGATTTGGCGCAGGATTTACAAACTTTTATTTAAACTCTGCATATACTGTAGGTTTATTAGGAGAGATCGGTTTAGAAGAATTAGGTTTATTTGCTGCAACAGCTCTTACAGGCGGAGGTGCCTCAGAACTTTTAGCAATAAGAAGTGCTAAAAACTTAGCACGTTTAACAAAAGGATTATATAATTCTGTAAAAGCAGGAGAAACTATATCAGGAGCACGTAAACTATGGAATGCTTCTATGAACTTTATTAATCCTGCTGAAAATCTTACTACGTTATATAGAGGTGTAAACAGAGGTTTAGAAGGATATAAAGATTTATCTAAACTTGCCCTGGCTACACGTACAGCAGGTGCATTCATAAAAGACTTACGTGCAATAAATCTGGTTAGTTCAGAAGCTAAACTAGAAGCCGGTATGGTTCAAAATGAAGTAACTAATAAGTTAATTGATAAACATTACGAACTATATAAACGTGTTCCTAATACTCAAGAGTTAAATAAGATTTCTGCTAGTGCAACAGAAGCAGCCGGTAAAACTTTCATGGCAAACCTTGCTGGTATATATGTATCAAATAAAATTGTATTAGAAACAGCCTTAAAAGGATTTAAACCTTTTAGAAATATTATGGAAGATAGTGCTCTAGGTTTTATGGAGTCTATTAGTAAAAAAGGTGGTCAAAAGGTTGTGACTGTTTTAGATAAACAAAAATGGGGTACGCATATTAAAGGTGTATTTGGTTTAGATAAAGGTGCTTACTGGAAAGCAGTAGGTAAGGGTATGACTCCAAGTAGAATTGCAGGTAATGCTTTAAGATATACATCCGCAAACCTAATGGAAGGTACTCAAGAACTTTATCAAGAATCATTATCTGCAGGATTAATTAAACAATATACAGATAGTTATTTTGGTAACGGTAGAGTAATTGAGGCAGATATACTCAATACTCTAGCTATGGGTTCTGAAGAACTAGATAAAAATGACATGGGTCTTGAGGTATTCCTTTCTGGTTTTGCTATGGGAGGTTTTTTAGGACCTGCTCAAAATGTAATATTTACAAAAGGTAGTAGGTTTTTAGCAAAGACTTCAGATTACTTTACAGGTCAAACTACTCTAAAAGATGCAGATGATGCAAGAGAAAAAGCAAGAGTAGAACTAGAAAAAGCAATGACCCATATTGCTAATAATCCTGAAAAGTATGCAAGTGCTATGGCACAAAATATGGCATTGCAAAATAACCTAGTACAGATTGCTGCAGATGCTGAAGCAAGAGGAGATAAGAAAGATTATAATGGTACTTTAGATGATTCAATGTTTAATCATATACATACTTTAATACGCAGTGGCAAGGTTGATTTCTTTATAGATGCGATGAAGGATATGCAGAATATGACAGATGATGAATTAGTAGAAGCATTCGGTGATAATGATTCTACTAATACTACTCAAAATAATTATAATAAAGATATTCGTGGCAGGATAGATTCCGCAATTAAAAAAGCAGAAACTATTAAAGACAGGTATGATTATTACAAAGAAAGACTACCTAATACTTATAATAAGAATACAGAATTCTATGATTGGTTAGCCCATGAAGAAGCCGTAAAGTATGCTATATATAATAATTACAGTTTTGAAAGAGCTGTAGACGGTATTCAGAAAGTAACTGATTTATTAAATGTATTAAAACCATTAGGTAAAATAGAAGCTGGTAAACTAACATCTCTTGTAAGTGAAGATCTTATACAACAAGAACTAAAGAGACTAGATACAGAAATTAAAATATATAGTCAAGGAGATGCTACTCAACAAAAAAAGGCAGCAAATCTCCAAAAGCAATATGATACTCTTAAAGATTTAAGTTCCGGATTATTCTTACATATCAGTGATATGGTTGCTGCAAAGAAAGCAGCATTAAATCCTGAAGAAGAACAAAGAATGCGTCAGGAGAGAAAAACCTTTGTAAAAGGCGCTGCTGTAGAATTTGAAGGTAAGGGTGGAAAACGAGTTAAAGGTAAAGTTAAAAGGGTACGAGATGGTAAAGTAACCTTAGAGTTTATAGATAGCAAGACTGGTAAGAGAAAACAAAAAACATTAGCCAAAGAAAAAGTAGCACTAGTAGGTGAACCTCTTTTTACTGATGAAGAATTAGATGAAGAGGGTGCTCCACAAACAAGAAATGTGGAAGAGTCTCGTGCAATGGCATATAAGAGTTTCCAAGATTATATAAAAGTATTAGCAGAATCTAACAATGATATTATAGACGAAGATCAGTTGCAACAGGCATTTGCTGCTATTTTAGATTACTATGATTTAGATAGTGATGCAAGATCTGCTGCAGAGTTTGTAAACAGATTAATAGATCCTGAGTACTTTGCTACAATGAGTCAACGTATTAAAACGGCTATTGAAGAATCTCAAAAAATTGCAAAGGCTAAAGTAAAAGAAATGTCTGAAAAATTCATGGAGATGCATATTAATAATATGTTTATCAATGAGTTACAGAACATGAATGTATTTTTTGATCCTAAAGATGTAGATGCTTTAGTAGATAAAAATAGAATTCCAGATTCTTTTTATGATGCAACTACCCTTAAACAAATATTACCTAATGATGAAAGATATCAAAAGATAATAGAGTTAGTAGATAAGTTAGAACAGTTAACCGGAAAGACTGCAACCAATAAACCCATTACAGGTGCTAATGTACCAATGGGTAAGTTTAGTCCTAGAAGAGATACTAACGATAATAGAACTATAGCAGACCTAGCAAAAGAACTAGGGTTTGACCCAAAGACCGGTGGAGAAGTAGAGTTAAAGAAACTATTAGATTTTATTATTAACTCTTCTGAAAGCAGTATAGTTGCTAAAAAATTAGCACAAAGACTAAGACCATTAGTAGGAGATAGAAAAGCAACTATTAAACTAGATCATACAAACTATAATACATATGATCCTGTTAACGGATTAATTATAGATCCTAGATACTCTACGTTCGAATATCAAGGAGGTAATGTTAACTTTGAGTATTCTTTAATTAATGGTATTACTACAATGATGATATCAGAAAGTAGTACTAATGCAGAGTTTAATACAGCCATTAATAATCTTATAGCAGAATTTAAAAATGCATTAGATAATGGTAATCTTGATAATAGTCTAAAGAGTTTAGGATTAGAAGGTGCTATGATGCCTGTAGATAGTATAGAATCTTTTGTTACAGAAGCATTGACTAATCCTGCATTTCAGCAACTACTTGAATTAGTAAAAACTGAAAAGAAAACAACTACTTTATGGGAAGACTTTGTTGAGGCAGTTAGGCAAGTACTTCGTAGTATATTAGGTGTAAGTAATGAAAATACTATTTTAGATGAGACTATTGCATTGGCTTCCAATAAGTTAGAACCTTCTGGAGTATATTTTAAAGAAACTATTGCTAAAACAGATCAAGAGATTACAGTAAATACACCTTATAATGCAATGCCAACTGAATTAAAAAATCAGTTAAGATCTGCATATAATGGAGAAGAAGATGATTTTGAAGAATGGGTTAAAACTAGTTCATATTCTGCTAAAATAATATCTGACTATAATGCTTCAGTAGCAAGTGCTGCACAACCTACTCCAGCAGCAGGTACTATGACAGGACCTAATCCTTTGACACCAAAGGAGAAAAATACATTAAGAAGATTAAAGTATAGTCCTGATGATATTAACGCAATGACTCCTGAAGAAGCTAGAGATATAATTCTGACAAATAGAACTAAACCGGATAATGTTGTCATACCTCCTACAGGATATCGTTTTGTAGAACAGGATGAGAATATTGATGTAACGCAGTATGATGTTATAGATAATTATCAAGGATCTGGTATGAAAGTTACCAATGCTCCTAAACTTGTACCTGTTACAACTCCAGCATTTGAAATTACTATTACAAATGGTGAAGTTACAGCAAATTGGAAAGGTAACGGACCATCAATGTCTAGATCTATTGTATTTAAAGTTGAAGAGGGTAAGATAGTTTCAGCAGAAGAAGTTAATCAACAAGGAACTCTTACACCAGTAGTTACACCTATTAAAAATGCAGAGACTGTATTTACGGCTTTATTAAATAGTAATGAGTGGAACTTTACAGAAGAAGAACAAGCACCGGTACAAACTAGTATACCTGATGTTAATCCAGATTCAAAAGTTTTGGATATGTTCAAAGGAAGTATTGTATATGTAAGTTCCGGTATGGATACGCAAACAGCATTTGATACAGATGCTGCCATAATATCTGGAGATGACTTTATAGTAGAAGCATTTAAAAATTCTGGTATAGAGTTATTTCAAGATGTTACTAAAGAAAACATGTATCAAAAAGTTAAAGAATTCTTTGACTCCTTGGCAAATGATCCTGCAGGAAATGCTCAACGTGATGCAATACAATCAGCATATGGTGCTGCCTTAGATGCAATGCGAAGAGAAGCAAATAAAGGATACACTGTTGTTACAAGTTCACAAAACTATTTATCACCTTTATACATTGGTAAAATAGATTTAGTAATAGTGCCTAAAGATACTTCTGTATATTTTAGAACTGAGTCTGATCCAGACATTGTACAAAACAGAAGATCCTATGAGTTGTTAGCAAGAAAAGATAAAAAATATGCTACAGTAGATACAGATAATGTATTAGATGTACTAGAAGGAAACGTTTCTCCACAAGGAACTACTCTAAACCTTACAAGCAAACCTTTGCTAGAGCAAATTGACAGTTTAGACTCTATGACTGCGGTCAAAGATATGATGTATGAACTTAGTTTATTTACTGATGATGACTATAACTTCATAGGAGTCAGTAGATTAGAAGCAGAGAAAAAACTACAAGAAAAATTAGAACAAGTTTCTTCTACTCCTAATTTTGTAGATGTAAAAAAAGGCCATATCTTAGTAACGAATACCGGTGAACTACTATATGTTACCGGTATGTACAAGTCTAAATTATATTATAAAAAAATAGGTATGAAAGGAACAGGTGCACCAATGACTAAAAATGTATTTGACAAAACTATTATAGGTGTATATAGTCAAACAGGAGACCTAGCTATGCCTGGTGCTGTATCAGACCCTGAAGCACAAAAACAGGCCGCAGAAAATATATCTGCAAGTATAGCAGAACTTACTGAAGAAACTAAAAACCAAATAGAAAAAGAAGTTAACGGAGATAAAAACTCCGCAAAGAATAACATTAACATTTGCTAATTATAATACAATGGCTTTTTGCGCAATAGACAGTAATGAATCCTTAGCATCCGTATATAGATTTGTTAGAGAATCTATAGAAGATGTAAAAAACAAAAAACAAAACATTGATCCTCAAGCAATTGCTAAAGAATTGTATGACTATGTTTTAGAAAAGTCTAAAGATAAAGATAAGGCATTGTCATATGCCCATCTAGTACCCGATATGATTAGACAGGCTGCAGGATATGTTGCCGTATCTGATTATATGACGGATACTAATTTTGATCTTAATGGTAATAACAAGTTAGCAAAAGAATGGAGAACTAATCCAGATCTAAACACTGTTGCCAAATATATCAGTGTTGAAACTATAACTAAAACTGACCTGCAAGAAGCAGCAACTATTGCCGGAAACCAGCAAGCAGAAGATGATGTTAATGCTAAAGTAAACTCACAATTGATAAAACAAGTAGACTATCCTGTTCCAGACAGCATGTTTACTACTACAGGACAAGAAGAAAACTTTTCTGTAGAAATGTTTTATACAATTATCAGAAACATGATGGCTGCTAATATGACCATTAAAGGATATTCTGGAAAGGTATATCTTACAACAATGGCATTAAGCAGAATTCCACTAGATAAATTAGACAGCAGACAACTTGCAGATATAGAAGATAATCCTGAACTACTAAGATACTTAGATCAAATTTATATACAGGTACTTACAGATGCTCAAGGAAATCCTTTAGAGTTTAATAGTAATGGTGAATATGTTGAAACAAATGGTAAGCCTGTATACTTTTATGTAAGAACCAAGTTAGAAACTGTACAAAATCCAAATACAGAAGAAAAACGTAAGCAGAAAGAAACAGTAGACAAAATGACAAGTTCTATTGCAAGAGATCCTGCTAATAACATCATTATCAATGAGATAACTAACGGTGACGTTGGTTTCTTAACAATGGCTGCAGATAAAACAAGATTAACGGATTTATCTAAAACAATATACCCAAATCTAAATTTAAAAAAGGGCCCTGATAATTCTATATACATCAGTTCTCCATCTATGAATAAAGATGTCCAAATATATATGGACAGCATTACTATGGAGGAGGCACTGGAAATGGCGGATTTTCTTCTTAATCCTATATCATATCAAAAAAAGGAACAGACGGTTACTCTAAAAGAAAGTGATAAAGCAAACTTCTTTTACTTTTTACCTGTAGGAAGTGGTCGTATAGTATTAATGAAGAAAGGAGAAGAACTTTCTATTAAGATAGATGGTAAAACTGTAGACAGTACAACAACAAATGCTAGAGATTTAATAGCAGATGCTATAGTAAATAACGAGGGAGGCGGTCTATATCTATATAAAAATAATATGACAACCGTGCGTACATTTAGTAATGTACGTCAAAACGCTGATGGTACATATACTGCAAAAATTGATACTATTCCTTATGGTGAATTTATAAGACAGCATGCTTATGTAGCAAATAAAGTTGAAAATGGAGACTTTGTACCAATGAATGCTTATTTAGAATTCATGCCAGGTACAGTAACTAAAAAAGAAATTACAAAAAGTACTCAAGAAAATTATAAAGGTGTTCCTATTATAGAAAAGGCAATAACTTCTAAGACAGGAGAACCAGGTGGAGCACAGTATAATAGCACTAATAATACCATATACGTTAATAAACCAGTATTAAAAAGTAAGTTTGAAAGTAAAGCCTGGACAACACCCCGCATACAAAAAGATGGTTCTAGTGCAAATGCCTTTCCTGAAGATATGTTTAAAACATATGAAGAATGGGAGTCTTTTGTTATAGAACATGAATATCAACATTCTCAACTTTCAAGAACTGAGTTTGATAAATCTGTTTCTGGCACAACCACAACAGCAGATTATGAAAACGAAATTAATAAACGAGCTTTAGAAAGTTTAGGTATGAAAATACCTGAAGTAAAACCTGAAACTAAAACCCAATCTGCAAGTAATACAATCAAGAAAAATAATCTTATAGATGACAGTTTGTTACTAAGAGCAGGTAGAAAACCAAGTACTGCTAAGTCATCTCAAGATGTTATTAATGCAGCATTACCCTGGTATAATAGTATCAGACTTGCTGATGGTAGAATGTTATCAGATGTAGTACCGATATCAGTAATGTTTGATGCAGTTAATACAGATCCTTCTGTAGTAGCACATTGGAATTTAGCAGGTATTACTTTATGGCAAGGGGCAGATGCTTCTGATTTATACCATGAGGCATGGCATGCATTTTCTCAAATATTTTTAACTGCTAAACAAAGAGAAGATCTTTACAACGCAGTTGGTCAAATGAAAGGATCATTTGAAAATTATAACGGTAAAACTGTTGAATTTAAAAATGCTACCAAGTTAGAAAAAGAAGAATGGTTAGCAGAACAGTTCCGCGAACACATGCTACGTGGTGGAAAAGGTAAGTACTCCAAGAGCAAAGGTATTATTGCAGAGATTTTCAGTAAGATATTTGAGTTATTACAGTATTTATTTAGTAACACAACTATTAGAGAAACCCAAGCAGACTATACAGCAAATGCTAAAGTAGCAGAGATGTTTGAAAAACTTGCTGTAGGTAAATTAGGAGAGCCGGTCTTTGAACCAGATGCTGTATTTATAGAAACCGGTCTTAATAAAATTAAAAACAGATCATTATCCGACACTGCTGTTATCATGAAAAGCATGAATGGTTTGATGTCAGAAAGTATTGATGACCTTAATGATGAGTATAATACTAAAGGTTTAACTATAGGTATTATATCTGAGGCATCAATGCGTAAGGCAGCATATTTAAAAGTACAGGAAAAGCTAGTAAACCATATTGAGAGTTTAAAAGAAAAATATGAGAAGGCTGCAGAAAAAAGAAAGATTAAAATAAAAAGCCGTATAGATTTAGCAACATGGATGTTAGACAACTTCGGGGATCCTATGAATCCTAAAGAAGGAGAAACAATCCTTAGTTACTATGAAAAAAACTATATCCAGTCATTTGAACCAGACATGGCTGATAAAGACGATAATACAACATCTAGATCAGAATATGCTGATAAGTCCGGAAATGAAGTTTCTATTAATAACATGATAGACAAGAAGTTATCTTATACATTGTCTACATTAATAGCATATAATGATAATGGAGAGGTTGAGAAGAATGACTTAGGTTTCCCTAAGATGGTACCAGCACGTACTGCACAAAACTTATTAATAAATATTACACAAGGGGCCCGTAACCCTAAAGAAATTTATGATAAACTAAAGGAAGTAGAAGAACTATTTCCTATTGTAAAAGCATTCTTAAAGAAGGTTGGTAATCCTGATAATATTAAAGGTGAGTTAGAAAACAGTATGTGGGGACAAATAAATAAACTGTTTACCTTACCTAGAATTAATGTTGTAAACTTAGATATTGAGCAAACTAAAGACAGTAAGGGTAATATAAGTTATATAACAATCCGTCCTGGAAATGCTAGTCGTGAAAGCAGTAAAGTATTTAAGTTGTTTAACTCTAGATTTACAAGATCTGGTGAAACAGAACCTTATAGAGTAAAGGCATCTGATACAGGGGCTGTAAGTATTAATATTGAACAACTTACATCAGACCTATACATGTCTACTAGTGTAATTTCAAAAGATCCTATTACATTTTTAAAGGCTATTGGTTTATATATGCCAGAATTAAGTGTTGTTAAGAATGCTTTGTCTAGTAAAGAAAACGGTAACTTGTACGAAATCAACGGTTTAAAAAATAAAGTAAGAGCAATAAATGCATTTAATACCTGGTTAAAATTAAATAGACCAGGTGCAGAACCTATAAAACTTACAAGAGTAACAGACTTACTTGATAAATCATTTGATAAACTTGTACAAGATAAGTCTCTAAGAGAAGCCTTTTTAAAACAAGAATCTCAGTATAAAGAATCTACTTTTCAACCTTTTACAGGTTTTAAAACTACATTAGGTAATTTATATTTACAGTGGACAGGAGATTTTTCTAATAGTACAATTACAACTACTACTGGTAAAACTAAGTATGAAAACTCATTACCCAACACAATTACCAGAAAAACAGATAGTATCAACAATGCTATTAATTATGAAGATTTAGTAAGAGACAATACAGAGAATGTAAATGGTATGCCTATTTACATAATGAATAATCTTTCATTGAATAGAAATCCTTGGATGCAAAACAGTATGCTCATGAACATTCTTTTTGACATGAGTACTCCTGAAAAAATTAAACGCCAAGGTGTAACTGCTACCGGTAAAGTTTTAAATGCAAGAATTAATATTCTTGATATGGACGGCACAAAGATGCGTATAGGAGAGCAAATAGATTTAGTAGGTCTTAAGTCATCAGACTCGGATATGACTACTAAAATGCTACAAGACTTCTATATGATGATGATCTATGGTACATCTGAAGCAACACGTCACGCAGGTAAGAGTAGTACTTTCCTATATCAGATTATACACGCAGATGGATCAAAGCACTATGTTAATCCTAAAATGTTTGCATCAAAAGATCCAACATCTAGTACAGGAAAATCTAAAGTTCTTGCTGCATACATGGGTTATTTAAGTTCTGAAGTTGAAAGAATTCATAAGGCAAAAACAGATCCTGATGCTAAAAATATAGTTTTATATGAAAAGAAAGGTAAACCTGTAACTCTTGCAGAAGTAGGTTCTAAGTTTATCATGTTTGATGATATCTTAACCGAAGATCAAAAAACAGAAATTTATAACCTTATTGATAAGGGAACTATTACCACAGCAGCAGATTTCAAGAACCTATTAAATACTAATGAAAAGTTTGCTAATACATATCAGAATCAGGTAAATAGTTACTTAGAGAATCAATATCAACAAGTAATAGATAAGTTTAAAAAAGAAGGTATTTTTGATTCTAGATATTTATTATCTCCTAATATATTAAAAATTGTAGGAGACACAAAAGAGTATACTCGAGAAGAACTTAGCCGTCAATTGATAGAAGCATATACAGCTAATCAGTTATTACATAATATTGAAACAGGTCTTGTATACTATGGAGATCCTGGTATATATAATCACTCAAAAGAAGAGTATCATAAACGTAATGCCGGTATCGGATCAACTGGAGAAACTCCTAGAACAGACATACATTTCCAAAACTATGTAAATAAACCTGCTAAGAAAGGTAAGTATGCCGAATCTGCATGGTACACCGGACCCAAAACAAAAGCAGATGGTACAACTGTAGGTCAACGTGATTATAATGGTACATTTAATACTGCAGTATTAGCCGATGTAGTAAGCACATCTGTATATATTGATGAGTATAAGAAAGCAGCAAAAGATAAAGAAAGAAAACGTCTTGCTAAAACCAACGCGTCTCAGGATACTATTAATAAAGCAATGCAAAATATAGATAATATATTTGATGATGCATATGCTGGAATGAAAGAAGGAGATGCTCAAGGATGGATTAGTTTTGATGCTTATAGATTGATGATGAGAGGTTTAGATAAATGGACAACTCTTCATGAAAAGTTATATGTTAGAATTCTAAATGGAGATGATGTCTCTGCAGAAGATATTGCAAACTTCTTTCCTATTAAAAAGATGCAGTACTGGGGAACATTGGCTACAACCGGTTTACCTGTAGAAGCATTTCATAAGTTTTCATTAATGCCATTAATCCCTACAGTAGTTAAAGGTACTAAACTAGAACAACTACATAATAAAATGGTAGAGCAAGATATAGATTATGCTGTATTTGCATCAGGATCTAAACTTGCAACTGTTACTAATGATGGAAACTTTGATAAGTTTTATGCAAACAAAGAAGGTTGGTTGGCTTTAAATGAACCAGAATTTACCTTTAGCAAGAACGTTATCTATTTAGATTATTTAAAAGACCAAGTAGAAGTTGCGCCAGAGTTTAAAGAGAAGATTATATTCTCTACTCAGTTACGTAAACTTGTAGAAGAAGGTTCTTTTGAAAATGGAGTACCTGTAGATTTTAAACCAGAAATTACAGACTTAACAGAAAGATATGATGCATGGAATGCTATAAAAGATGAATCTGTAAAAAAATCAGAGTCTAAACTATATACTAAGATTTTAAGATATGAGTCTGCTCTAAAACAACTTACAGAGTTTAAGAAAAAACAACTTGTTGAAGAATTAGGTTGGACAGATAAAGGTCCTAAAGATCTTACTAAGTTTATTGACTTTATAGAAAAACAACTTACCCGTCAAGAAATATCTGATAACGAGTTAGAGTTCATAGATGCATTAAAGAGTGCCCCTATGGTTAATCTTGATCTGTCTAACTTTAGTTCACAGATAGAAAAACTTTTAACGGCTGTAGTAAATAAAAGATTAATCCGTCAAAAAGTTACCGGAGAAGCATTAATTCAGGCATCAAGTGCTGGATTTGAAAAGGCAGGTAAGTTTAGAAATGCAACAGAAGAAGAAAGAAGAAAGTACTCTGGTACAAATGATTTGAAGTTCTATACTCCTGGTAATGGTATGGAGGTTAAAATATCTATACAAGGTCATTTTAAAAAGTTACTTAGTTTACCCGAGGTTACAAGAAAAGCAAAAGCAGAAAACATTTCTAAACTAGATGCTCTAAACAGTATTATTAGAGATGAGAAATGGTTATCTAAAAACCGTGACATGATAACTATGGTAGGGGTTCGTATTCCTGTACAAGGTTTGAACTCTATGGAAGTAATGCATGTTGCAGAATTCTTACCAGAAGAAGCAGGTAATATGATCATACCAGCAACTGAAATTGTTGCTAAGTCTGGTGCTGACTTTGACATTGATAAACTTAGTATTCAAATGCCAGTACTAAGATGGGAAGGTCTAAAAGGTAATTCAAAACTAACTATAGCAAATGTTAGAGGTGAAGCAGCCCTTAAAGAACTATACCAAAATTTAAAATCTAAAGCAATAGAAGTTGAAGAGTTTAAAGTAATTAATAGTACTGTAGATGAACTAGGTAACTTAGTATATGATAAAGATGTTGTACGTAGAGCTTTAACGCGTGATGTAAGTCCTACTGTTAAAAGATTCTCTACTGATATTGAACAGTCTAATAAACTATTAAATACAATACTTACTGCTGCTCTAGGAGAAGAATGGTTTGATATGGGTTATACTGAAAGTGAAATTATAGAAATACTTAAAAACTATAATCTTGCTACATCAGAAGAGGCCTTCATTAAGAAAATGGATAATGAGGCTGCATATGAAAACCAGTTATTACTTGCTACTAAAGATCTTATATTAGATCCTGAAAACTTTGTAAGTTTAATTACCCCTAATAGTACAACTATTGTTAAACCTATATCAGAAAAACTCAGAGACAAAACTCGTGTATACTCGTCAAAGAAAAGATTTAACGGAGAACCAAACGGATTCTCTCCTACTCGTATATATGAGCCTTTGTATAACCTTGCTAAATTAGAGTATAACTCTGTAGGTAAACAAGCCCTTGGTATTGGTGCAGTAGATAATACATTTAACGTAGTATTTAACCGTATCGGTGCTTACATGTCAGATGTAAAAGTAATTAATGAAGCAGGTGATTTAATGCGTAATGTGTTATTATTACCTCATAATACTATGAATGTAAATGGAGAACAAAGAATCTCATTATCACATAGTTATGATAAAAATAACTTCTATAAGATATCTGACTTGTTTAACCAGTTGATTAATGGTTGGGTTGACGTAGAAAAAGACGAATGGATCTTTGACTTACAGGGTAATAAAGAACTTACTCCTGTATTATTATTCTTAATTCAAACCGGGGTACCCATTAACCAAGCTGTATTATTCTTATCACAACCAATTATACGTGAGTATATTACAGATGCTCGTTCTAGAAAAGGAACTTTCTCTAGTGTACTAGGAAAAGAGTCTGAACTTAATCAGCATAATACTGATGCTAGAGATAGTATTTTGTTTGGAGAAAATTCTAAATACGGATTTGGATTAAATGAAGAAAGTTTTTATCCTGATAACTCAAAGAACTATAGATACAATGCTATTAATGGTAAAGTAAGAGTTGCTAAAAATAAACTATACGACTATTTCCGTATTGCTCTTACTAATCTTGATGAAAACTATTTTAATGAAAAGGCATTAGAAGATAATTTAGATAACCTTAATGATGATAAAACCAAAGACGTATATACAGATTTTGATAGAAATGTATTTTTACATTTTATGGAAATCCTGGAGATGTCTAAAGGTTTAACAGAGATTAAGCAGGCTACTAAATTTGATACTACAAGAAGTAGTTCTTTACACGATGCTAGAGTTCAGTTAAGAAAAGATATTAAAGCATCTCAGTTTAAAGGTTTGGATCCTGATGTTTATGAAAGTATTATTAAAAACTCACCTATCGGTAGTTTTAAAATACAAGAGTTTATGATTGGTTTATACGAACCTTTCTTCCCTTTAAGTAACTCAACTTCTATAAATTCATATTTTGCTAAACCCAATATTGAATCTTATATAAGTGGTATGAGAATGGGAGAAACTAGAGTAAATGTAACATTTGATAAGGCTTCCGTAATTGATAATTTCAAGAAGCAACTTAGTCCTTATATATTTTATAACTGGTACTTTACATTACCTAGTAATAAACACTATAGAAGTTATGTATTAAACTCTGAGTTAGATGTTGCTACAGTTCCTTATGCAAGAAGAGCAGCTATTTATAAAGACGGAAAGATATATGTTGATCAAAACTCTATAGCTGAAAACTTATATAACAAGTTCTATTCCAATGAGTTACAGTATTTAGATGCAGATGTTGCTCCTTTACCTGCTAATGTGTTTACCGGAGTAAATGAAGCAGATATGTACAAGAAATACTTATATGAAAGAGAGAGTTTAAGAGCATTACCTAACTATAAATACTCTGTTGTTGCATTAAGTGCAGAGTACATGAAGATAGAAAAAGAACTATCTGAAAAATATCTAGACAAAACTTTACTACGTAAGGGTGAATCTACCACCATTAATAAGGAAACTGTAAAACTTTGGGCGTATGAAACATATTTACGTAATCATGCTCTTAATAATATAAATCTACCGTATTGGATATTTACCGGAAATAACTCTTATGCATATCAGTATGATCAAATTGTATCTAATCCGGCTTTCAAAAAGATTACAGAATACTATGATCTATTATCTGCATTAGAAGTAGATGTATTCTCTAGTATGGCATCATCATATTCTAGTTATGTTAAAGCAAACGTAAATACATTACGGTTTAGGGATACATTATTAGAAATTGACCAGAAGAATCTATATTCTGAAAACTTAAATGAACTAAAGAACCCTAGTATTCTACAAGATAAGTTTGGTATATCTGCCATTGATGCTGAGAATATCAGTAAGTTCTTTAATAGATTTGATGTTGTTGCATACTTACAAAGTGGAAGTAATCCTAATAGTACATTTAGTATATTAAGTATTGCAGATAGCAAAGTTATATCAGAACTACTAGCTGAACCAGTTAGTAAGTTTATTGATACCGTAACTCAGTTAGAAGCAGTACCTAATTCAAATAATAAACTAACAGAACTATTATTTGATCAGTATAGAAAGATATTTATAGGAACTAACTCTCAAGCAAAAAGTAATATTGCGAAGAGATTTAGAACTTTCTATGATCCAAACTTTGCAAATGTTGTACTTAGTTCTAAAAAAGATGCTGTTATTAAAGAGTTTGTAGATATTCTAGAGAAAACAGGTTACAAGTTTGAAACTGAAGAAGAAAGCATATTTGAATTATTTGAAGAAACACCTACATCTTTTGAAGATGACTATAAGTACTTTGGAGCAATGTATAAAATAAAAGTAGAAAACGGTGTTGGTGTTGATGTATTAAACTATAAGGGTAAAAAGTCAGCAAAAGAAAAATTATTAGCTGCTTATAATAATAATCCAAATATTGATCCTCAAAATAAACAACCATTCAGACAGCCTAAGTCTAGTCAAATTAGTCCTAATCAATCACAACCTGCTAATACTATGACATTTAGTGACGGTGTTACTATTAGCACACCGTTTAAATTAAATGATCAACAGACAGAGGCTTTATTAGAACTAGAAAAGTTTTATAAAAACCCTGCTGCTTATGATAATCAGATTACTTTAAAAGGATATGCCGGTACAGGTAAGACTAGTATTATGAAAATATTTGATGCATACCTGCAAAGGGTATCATTAGATTCTATTATTTATACATCTCCTACTAATAGAGCAAATGCTGTAACAAAACTTAAAAATCCAGATGTAAGAGTGTATACATTACATTCATTGTTTGGTTTAAATCCTGATTTTAATTTTGAAGAAGAGTATGATCTTGCAAAACTAAACTTTGCTAAACAAAATAAAGGTGTATTAAAACCAGACGAGTCTACCGTGCTTATACTAGACGAAGCATCAATGGTTGCTGATGGTTTATTTGCTTTTATTCAAGAAGAAAAAAAGAAAAATTCTAATCTTAAAATTATATACATGGGAGATCCTGCACAGTTAAGACCTGTAGGACAAGATAACCTATCAAAAGTTTTTGATAAAGGAACCCAGTTGCAATTAACTAAGGTAGAAAGAACAGGAGACAACCCTATTTTAGAAGAGTCTACTAATTTGCGTAATGGTAAAGAACTTAACTATAAAACAAAAGTAGTTAATGGTATAGGAGTAGTTTATGGTGATAACAATACATTTGTAAACGAAGCTGTTAAAGAAAACTTCTTAAGTCCAGAGTTTGCAAAAAATAAGTTATACTTTAGAATTTTATCTGCTACTAATGCTGTAGTAACTGCTAAAAATAAAGAAGTTAGAAAATTACTTTTTGGAGATGCTGCTCAACAGCAACTTGTTGTCGGAGACCTGATAATGGGAAGAAGTAACTTTGATAAAAATTATAGAACAGGTCAGTATAAAATAATGAATAGTGGTGACTATGAAGTATTAGATATAAAACCTTCTACTGTAACTTTAGATTTATTGGGTGATAAAGTTGAATTTAAAGGTTATAAGGTAACTATTCAAAATCTATTAGGAAAAGCCGATGAAAAACCAGAAGTAATATTTGTAGCAGATGTTAATGATGATGATTCTAAACTAATAAGATTATCAAAAACTATTAAAGATTTAAGAGAAGCAGGGGCTAGGTTAAAAAAAGATGGAGATATTCGTGCTGCAGCATCATATTTTCAAAAAGCATCTGACTATGAAAATGCCATAACTTCAATGAAACCTGTTATTCAAAATGGTAAAACTTTATTTAATCAAACTTTTGACTACGGGTATGCTCATACTATTCACAAATCTCAAGGAGGTACTTATACTAAAGTATTGATATTAGATGATACTATTAACAGTTTCAAAGACAAAAACGTACAGCAAGAATTAAAATATGTGGCTGTATCTAGAGCAACTGATATGGTCTATATTGCTACTAGTCAAAAATTAGGTACTCCAGAAATTGTTGGTGAAGAACCTGCACAAGAACCTGTAAGTAATGAGTTTATTGTAGCTGATAGTTTACCAGCTATTGAACAAAATTTTGCCGATGGTTCTAAATATAAAGAAGGAGATGTGTGGAAAACAAGAACTATGCAACCACAGTTTAAAGATAAATCTACCATGGATCTTATTATTTCTGGAGATAGAACTAGAACTACTAGAGCTAAGACTGATGTTTCTAGAATGATGAAAGACTATAATCTTTCTAAAATTGAAGACTTAGTTGGTAAAGTTATCCGGATGACTGATAATACAGGTAGACAAGTTTATACTAGAATTACTAAAGTATCTCCTTTTACACAAGAGTATCAAGATGCTACTTGGCAAAAAGAAGGTTGGGTTAAATCTGTTACAGATAGACATGTGGGTAATTATCCTTATGCTATAGAATTTGAAGTAGTACAACCATCTCAATCACAAGCTCCTGTAAGTACAGGTGATAAATTTACTAAGAAAAATATATTTACGGTAAAACCTATACAAGCTGCTGATAAAAAAGCAGTTATTAAAGCCAGCATAGCTACACAATATATAGGATTTGGAGAAGGTATAAAGGGCAGTTCTACAGATTTATATAGAGAACAAGCTGGTAATTTTGCTAATACAGGTAACTATTCAGTTAATGATGTAATTTTTGTATCTATTGGTGGTAAAAGAGGTACTGAAGAACAGCAAAAAACTCAACAAGATAGAACAATAGCTGAAGCTATTAAGGCTGTTGAAGCAGGTGCTACTATTCTTACAGATAACAAAGCCTATACTGACGCTAGTGACTATAACACAGGAGAAAAAAGATTATATGATGCTATGAAACAAGCTGGATATAATTACTCTGAAATTACAGTAGATGGACAAGTTATTGGTACTTGGTCTAAACCTACTCAAATTTCTGTAAGTACTAACCAGCAAATAGTATCAAAGTCTACTATTACTCAACCTACACAAGCATCTAATCCTAATGGGTTCATGGTAGGTTTACAAAACGGAACCGGCATACCTGTATATGATTTTACATTAACTCCTGATAATCTTAAACCTGTTGATATTCAAAAGATTAAAGAGGCTAATCCTAATGTAATATTTGTAACTGATACCGTAATGGCAAAACCTGGCCGTACTGCTAATACTACAGATCTAAATAAAACATCAGCCGTTTTAGCAGGTCTAGGACCAGATAACTATTTTGGAATACCTACTAAGTTCTTAGCAATACCCGTAGATCCTAAAACAGGAAAACCAAAGGGAACATTGAATAAAACAACTAATACTATTACACCTTCAGGTTTACTAGTAGAAGAAACTGAAGAAGAGTATAACTATAACATTCAACAGATAGATGCTGCTATTCAGGCCCTAGTAGAAAAAATGAAACTTAATCCTGACAAAGTATTAAGATTTAATTTTAGAGGTATGGGTCAGTCTATGATTAATAGATGGGAAGAAAATGGAATGGTTATAGGTTCTGTTGAAGAAAATGTACCGGCAAATCCACAATCCGCACCTAAAACTTTCGTATATTTGTCTGAGAGGCTGTATGATGCATTTGGTTATATAAATCCTAATTCTTTACCACGAGTATTTGCTAAAGGTTCTGTAGAGATGTCGGAAAAAGTTCAAAGAGACCAGGTAGTATCAGACACCGAAGTAACTAATGACATATTAAATGATATTTTAAGTTGTAGTATATAATGGCTTGCAGTAGAAACACCCCGGAATTTGACGCGTTAAAAGAAAAGTTTGGACAGCATCTTGCTGACAAGGCATTACGCTATGCTAAAGAACGTAACATGGATAGTTTACCTACCCCTGAAGAGTTCTTACCTGTACTAAACGATCAAGGTTATGCATTAGAACTATCTGATAAACAAGTAGTTACAGATACGTATGATGGTTTCGGACAATATGTTGCCGGAAGACCTGACTACCATGTAATGGCAGAACCTGTAGTAAACAAAGAAGTATTTAAAGACCTGTCATCTAGATCTGCAATAATAGAAATAGCAGAAGCATTACAACGTAACCTTGGTATACAGTATAGAATGGTTACAGCAGAAGAAGCAGCAGCAATAACTGCTAATCTAGCACCGGAAAACCAGTATAGAAATGGTAAACCCGGATTCTTTCTAGGAGATACAGTATATCTAGTAAATGACTTTGTAACGGCTAAGACAGTATTCCATGAGTTCTGTCATCCTATAGTAAGGGCCCTAGCAAAAGAAAATAAATCTTTGTTTGATAAACTATATGCTGAAATATCTGCTACCAACCCACAGATTATTGAAGATGTCAAGGCATCTCATCCGTCATTAGCAGAAGGGACAGAATACTTTGCAGAGGAGGTGATAGTAAAAACGTTAACTGACATTGCCAACCTAAAATCTCTACAACAAAATATTTCTCCCAATCTCTCATCCATAGTACAGAAAATATTATATGCTATTAAACAAGCACTACGTAAGATCTTTGGTAAACGTATTGACATATCTTCCTTATCTGAATCTACTTCTATACTTGAATTAGCCCGGATGCTTGAGGCCAATAACCAGTTTACCTTTAATAAAGAACTTGTAACTGATGACTCTTTTGCGGCATATGCGGCTGACCATGATAAGTTTATTAATGACCTGATTACTCTTCGTAATGAAGGTAAACTACAGAGTTCTATTAGTAGCTTATATGACCGTGTACAATCTATACTTAAGAAGATGAAGAATGACCGGGAGTTTAGAGAGGCCCTGTCGGAACTTAAGAATGAATATGAACGTAAAGATATTAATGAGATTAGATCTTTACTAAAGGATTACCAAAACGGTATAGACCAAGCAATGCAGGATGCTACCTATGAACGTGCACAAATGCTCGCGTTTATTAATAGTATAGAGCAGTTGGATGTTATGGTTAAACGTATTAATGACCAACTAAGAGAAATATCTAAAGATGTAAATAACAAAGACAGTTTAAAAACTGCGTTCTATCTTAACTCATTACTTAGTACTATGGAGTCTCTTATTAAAGAATATGAGAAGACATTTACTAAAGCAGGTATAGATAGTGACAGTCCCTTATACGAACTTATCACAAAGATTCGTAGTAGGATGGTACAAAGTAAAGTACATACAAATAGTATTTATACAGATGGTGTTTCCGAAATACTTTATGATACTCTTATCCCTCTCAAGGAAGCGATAGATGCTAAGTATTCTGCAGCAATAGACTATCTTACTAGGAAAGGTGCTCCAGAACAAGTAATTAAAGCACGTACTAGAGAATGGGAAGAACTAAAACTATCTCCTGAAAAGATAGAGTCTCTTCTTAAAGGAGAACTCGGAGATGCTCATGCTCTTAATTCTTTCTTAGAAGGGTACATGAATAATCAAGACCCCGTAATCTTTGGGTTTTCTTTATACGTAAAGAATAACTTTATAGACATGCAGACTAAGGCACAAAGAAGAGCCAATGAGTATGCAACTGCTCTTAAGCCATTTCTTGATGCTGCTGGATTTAATCCAACTAATATTGGAGAACTTGGTAGAAGAGTTACATTTAGAGATACAGTAGGTGGTAGAGAAAACAACGAGTTCAAGGAAAGGCAGGTTTATACATATGCAAATCCTTGGATGAATTATAAAAAAGACATAGATCAAAAGAACTATGAAATAGAAAAAGCAAAAGAGGAAGCAGCAAAATCCGGAGACTATTCTGTAGTAAGACAACTTATTCAGGATAAACTTAAATGGGAACGTAAGTATTTTCATACAGAGTATACAGATAAGTACTACGAACGTCAGTTCTTATTAGAAAAAGATGCTATTGGTGTAGAAGCCGGTGAAAGACTTACGGCAATTAATACTAAGATAAGAGACATAGAACGTATCATTAGTAAGGATGAAGATAATCAAGACTTACTAGATGAACTAAAAGAATATAAAAGAGAAAAGAAAGAACTATCTTCATTGATAGATTCTAACGGTAACAAAAAGACAGGTAAAGAAAAAGAAATAGCATTACGTCTACAGGAATACAACGCCAAGACAAAAGATATGTATGATGAGATACCTCTAAACGGAGTATTTCAAAGTGCATATAAGAAATTTGTACAGCAGTTAATTGATAATAATATTAAACCAGGTACAAATCTTTACGATTCTAAGGTAGACGAATGGTTAAAAAATAATACTAGGGTTAGAATTAAACCTGAGTATTATACAAGACGTGCTGCAATCATGGCAGAACTTGTTACCCTAAAAGAAAGACAAAAAGAAATACTACTAAGACTTGCCGTAGACATAAGCAATGATAAGTTATTAGATCTGTATGATAAACGTAATCTATTACTAGGCAGATATAAGGATAAAGATAATCAAACATCAGGTTTGGAAATGCCTGAAGACGTTCTTGCAGAAATTAAAAAACTGGATGAGCAAATCCTTGAAGAAAAAGAAAAATCTATTACAAGAACAGGTCTTACTAAGATAGAACAAAAAGAGTATCAAGAACTTGTAACACAAAGAATAAAATATAGAAGAGGAGATACTACTGCAAAACTTACAATAGATGAACAAGATAGACTTGAGGAACTAGAAAAACTAGTATTAAACAGACGTAATAAGTCTCTTGATCCATTAGACAAAGCACTGCTTGTAGAAGAAACAAAAATTAATGAAGAGATACTTACTAAGTATACAGAGTTAGATGAGTTACAAAAAACAGAACCTACCTCGGATTACTTAGATATAATGAATAGTTTCTATAACTATTTTGGAGATGATATTCAACAAGCATTTCAGGCATTAAACATTAGAGAATTTGATGCAACAAACATTGATGACATTATACTAGAGAATACAGCATTTGTAGATATGATGCGTGCAAACTCTAAAGAATTCAGAGAATGGTTTGATGCTAATCATATCTTAAAAGATGTATATAGTAAACAGTTTAGATTATCTAGTCCTAGATATGTTAGAACCTCAGCATGGAATATAACTAGACCGGCCGATTCTAACATGTATGAGTCTACTGTAATCACAGAACCTGACGGTAGTAAGAGAACAATACCCGGAATACCAACTAGTAAATACTTTACATATCAAGTTAAACGTGATCCTGCAGCAGGATACATGACAGAAAAAGTTAGTATCCGTCAAGCCATAGCAATGGGAGATATTACTAAAGCAAACTGGGATGGTTACAACTGGCTACCAAAACTTGATGTACGTAACGATGATGGTACTCCTGATACCACATATGTAAACAATGAGTTCTTTAAACTTAAGAATTCTGATGTTAATACATATAATCTATTAATGAAACTAATAGATTTACATTTAGAATTACAAGAAGATAAAGCACCCGAAGAACGTTTAGGTTTAGAGATACCAAGATTCCGTATGTCCAACCTAGAAGCAGTACAAAATAAAGACTTTATAGACGAAGCCGGTAACTTAGTAAAACAAAATCCTATATCTACATTTTCACAAAAGGTAAAAGAATTCTTTCAACGTACAGCAGATGACCAAGAACGCGGATTCAATGCACAAGAACGTATTGAATATGCTAAGTTAGATATGTTTGATGACCAAGTAAACAAAATACCTATTCAAGGTAAATACTACTTATCATTAGATGACACCTCATTAGATGTACTAACGGGTACTATGAGATATATGTTTTCTCTAGAACGTAATGCTAAGTTGAGAGAGATGAGTCCTGTAGCAAGAACTCTTCAAAATCTAGTTAATGACCCAGAACAACTAGATATTATTAATCAGTACCAAAAGAAAAACATGATTAATAGAGCCATAGAAAAACCCCTTAACAAAAAAGGTTTATCTACTAGAGCCCAGGCAATTAACGCATTTATAGAACGAGAGTTTGAAGGTAAATATAATACGGGTATATTCTCTGAAAGTAAACTAGCAAACAGTATAGCTACATCAATGCTGAAGACATCTGCATTAGGATTCTTTGCTGTAAACATAGAGTCTGCAGTACGTAACTCTTTAAGTGCAAGAATACAGTCAGTAATTGAAGGAGCAGCCGGAAGATTTTATAGTAACAGGGACTACGCAAAGGGTACAATATGGTCTAACAAAACTATGGCAGAAATATCTTTTCAGATATATAAGTATGGACCTAAGTCATTGGATGTACAACTCACAGAAATATTTGATCCAACATCCGGAAGATTTGAAGAAAAACTAGGAGAAAACCTAACAAGAACCTTTGCTAAAGATTTACTAGAACCAGCCAATCTTCTTACTAATACTCGTAAATGGACAGAACTTAATGCCAACTTAAGTTTATTTGGTGCTATGATGCATGCTCAGTTAGTAGAAATAACTATTGACGGAGAAAAGAAAATGATTCCATACATAGAAGCATGGGAACTTAAAGATGGTAATATTCAATTAAGAGAAGGTATTGATCCAGAATGGGGTATAGGAGGATCTAAATTTAAAATGTACCGTAATAAAATACAGGCTGTATCTAATAACGTAAATGGTGCATTTGGTAAGTTTGACTACTCTCAGGCAGATAGATTCTTTTTCTATAGACAGATTATGTTCTTAAAAAGATTCTTCTTACGTATGTTACTTAACCGTTTTCAATTCCGTGGAAACCTACTTGATCCTAAAGCAAGATATGATGTAGGTCTTAATGATTCATATCTTGGTTATTACATAGAAGCAATACGTGCATTAAAAGAAGGTATTGCTACAGGAGGTAAGTCTTTTTCTTCTCTTCTTCCAGAACAAAAGCAAGCATTTGCTAAAGTAATCATGGAAGCAGGTATACTAGTAGGTATGAGTCTTATGATTGCTTTACTCTTCGGATTTGATGCAGATGATGAAGATAAGTATGAAAAACTCAGAAAGAAGTCAGGTGCATTGCCACTGAACATGGGCATATTTGAAACAGTTGAGGATCCAGAACACCCTTTTAAACTAGGAGGTTATATGTCAAATAGTATGTTAGCCCTTATGTTAAAGACTAGACAAGAGCAAATGAACTGGATACCTTTACCCGGAGTAGGTCTTAATAACTATATTGAAATGCTGACTTTCAAGAGTTTAGCTGTTACTCAAACTGCGGGAAATCTTGTTAAGTTATTAGGACAACTAGTTGACTTAGCACAAGGAGATGACAAGGCTTACTATGTAAGAGATGTCGGACCCTATAGTTTCCAAAAAGAAGGTTCTCCTAAGTTTCTTAATACAGGATTTAAGTTCTTTGGTATTACAGGTACACAAACAGATCCAATACTTGCGACTAAAAATTTTATAAGTATTAGGAACATGCAAGGTGGAGGATAAGAATTTTTTTGTATATTATATATGTAAGATTAAAAAGTATGGGATTTATTAATTGGCAAAACTTAAAGAAATATATTAGAAGAGGTACAGATGCTGAAGTAGCACGTATTGGGCATGTTAATGCTGTATATGATGCATTAGCCGGAGGTGCTGGCGGAGGAGTTAATGAAATATCAATTAATGGAGAAGGTCCATATAAAGGATCTGTACAAATCTATTCTGATAGATATAGTTCTATTAATGAAAATTATAAAGTAACTTCTACTTATATAGATGATTCTACAGTTAATCTGGGTATTGCAGTACCCTATCATGAAGTTATTGGTACAATACAATTAGCAGTAAATAATGGAACAGCTAAACCTGCATTAGGAATTAATGTTAATACAGCATTAGCTGATGTTGAAACTCCTGCTGAATGGGATTGTAATATAACAGAACCTAGTAGTGGTAACTTTCATATTACGTTATCTATGAGTAATTTTGTACAAGATTATTATAGAAATGGTATGATTACATATGCTGTTAATGCATCAAATATTTATAGTCTTAGTATGCAAGCTTATGAATTATTACCCGTTACAGGCTATAGTAGTGGATCTATTGATTTAGTTTTATCTGATTACGTAGTACAAACAGGTGTTGTAAAAAGAACGAAACAGTCTTTGCTAACTAATACGGCAGTTGAATTTTATTTTCATTTAATATTACCAATATATAATGCATAAACTTTAAAAAATAAATATATGGCTTTTATCGACATCTTTAATTATAAGAAGTATTTTAAGAAATCTTCTGACGCAACTGTAGCAAGAGTAGGACACGTTAACAAACTTGCAGAAAAGGTTACTCCTGTTGAGTATGTAACTCAGTTGATTAGTAATACTACTCCTGTAGAAATTAATGCTCCAGTAGGACAGATAACTATGTTTGGTGCATTATCTGGTTCTAACTCTTTTAGAGTAGATAACAATAGAGTAAAAACAGATAGTGTTGTTATTGCTAGTATAGAGTATTCAAATATTGGAGATAGAGCAGACTTAGTATTTACAGCACCTGTAAATGTTGTTGATGGCGGTTTTGACATTGCTTGGTCTACAACAACATCAACAACAGGAGCATTAAAGATTAATTTTATAGTATTATAATATGGCTTTTGTAAATATATACAAACTGTCTGACTATATAAAAGAAAAGACAGATGCGTTGCTTGCTAGATACGGGCACGTGAATGCTCTTGCTGAGATAATTGCACCTACCGTTGGTACATATGATGTTCAATCATCAACGGCTGCAACTATTACTGTTCCTTTAAATAAAAAAGCAGGTATTATTCAAAATGTTAATATGAATATTGGAACAGCTATAGTTTTACAAAACTCATATGTTAATGAAAATAGCATAATTTTTTATCATATTGTACCTACAAATACTACCGAACTGACTCAGTTAAAATCTGACTTAGTAATGGTAAGAGATACAGCAAATACAAATGATTTGAGGTTTTATGTAAATCCTACAATACCTAATCGTATCACAGGAGATATACACTTTTGGATATTTAATTAATATGAGACAGTATACCGCAAAGGAACTTAAAGTAGAGTTTGAAAGACTAGGTTATTCATGGCCGGTATTTCATCTTATAGGTATCAGATCTAATGCTAATGCTAAGAATCAGTTTGACGATCTTATTGGTGTAGTTGAGAAAGATAACATCACATGGTATACTTGTACTACTAATCCGGGTACTCACTGGTTACAGAACCTACTTAATCCAAAAGGAGCAGCATTACTTAAACCCGGACAATGGGATGATTGTTGGCAAGTTGGTATGCACCAAGGTAAGTACGAAGCATTGACTCAGTGCAAACCCGTTACTGTATATAGAGATGGTAACAAGAATGATATAGCAGAAGAATCCGCAGTAACAGAGACTGGATTATTTGGTATCAATATCCACCGTGCTAATCCTAGTATAGTATCTAAACTTATTGACAAATGGTCTGCGGGATGTCAAGTACTTAATGATCCAAAGCAGTTTGCTCAATTATTAGATAAATGTAAGAAGTCTGGATTCAGAAGATTTACATATACTCTTTTGAAAGAATTCTAATGAAGAAGTTCTTTTACGATATGTTCAGTTCAAAGGGAGAACTCTCTAGTAAGAGAGTATCTGCTGTTTTCACATTAGTAAATGTTATTATACTAGCATATATTGCTACATTCAGAAATGATGATCATATCACCCCTGAGTTTATGTATGATGCATTATGTTTAATTGCAGGTGGAGGACTAGGCCTTACCGTAATCGAGAAGATATTTGATAAGAAACACCATAAACCAACTAACAATGACGGAGGAGACTCAGTATCAAATTAAAGAAATAGTCATACTAGTACTGATTGCTATTGTAGGAACAGTATTTATGTATGAGATAGTTTGCTGTGGTAAAGACCACAAAGATGCTGTTACTTACAAAAGTAAACTCAGTGCTGATAGTCTAACTATTGATTCTTTAAAGATGAAGATTACTCATGACAGTCTTGCTCATGTAGATAGTCTAAGAGCATTACATATTAAAAAACTTAATAATAAAGATGATGCAAACAAAAAGAAACGTGATGATGACCGTGCTATTGTTAAGTATGCTACTGATAAGCAACTTGACAGTCTTTGGACAATTTACTCCCCAAAGATTAACCATTAATGGTAATCCTGGTGTAATATTAACTCCTGCTCAGGAGAAAGTATTACTTGAAGCACTTATAGACTATAAGTATTGTTCTAATAGTATACTTCTAAAGGATAGCATAATCCTAGATTTGAATAATGCTATAGATGACAAAAACTTTGAACTTAAGTTATTAACAACAAAGTATAACAAATGTATAGGTGATGCAAAAGTCTATGCTCAGAATTATAATAGTCTCTTAGAAGTACATAATAAGTTTATTGAAGAACATAATACGTTAAAATTGCAACATTCTAAGTCTATTAATTGGAATATTGGGTTAGGTTGTAGTACCTTAATATTAGGACTACTACTTATACTCACAAACTAATGGATGGAAACTACTACTTTTTAAGAGCACAGATCAGAGCTATGAACCCAACCTGGTCACAAGAACAAATTAACGAAGAGGTTAAACGCATAATGGAAAAAAACAACGATTGGTATGATAATGAAGACGATGGTTGTTTATATTGCGGATCTTAACTATATTAGTATATGAAAAAGAAAATAAAAAAGTATCAGGTAGGAGGGCCAGGACCTGTTAAGTCTGCAATTGATACTATTAAAATGAATAGTCAATCACGCAAAGAAGAAAAAGCAAGAGCTGCTGAACAAGGTTATGACTACAATAGAAATATTGTACATGATTCATATTCAGGTAGCCCTCAAATGCTTAAAGGTAGTGTGGCTGCTTCAGTTGCTTCAGGTTTTAAAAATAAAAAAGAAGAACTTCAAGCATCTGCTGCAAAAGTTAAAAGCAGTATTAATGAAATGAAAAAATCTGCTGAAGCACGTAAAGCATCAAAAGCAAATGAAGAAAGAGCATGGAGTGGTAGAGATAATATGCAAGGTAAAAGTAGAAAAACATCAGGAGGATATGCATCTGATGCAGGTTATGATGAAAAAAATACAAGAACTCAGCAAGAAAAAGAAAGATTAGCTGAATCAAAAACTAGATATAAATCTGATAAACCTACTTTTATAGGTAGAATAAAAGATAATATTCAAAGGATGAAACAAACATCAACTCCAGTTAAAGGTCCTGTTAAAGGATTTGTTAGTTTTAAAAAAGGAGGACCTGTTACATCTATGGATCAAGTTCAACGTATGTATTCTAAAAAAAAGAAATAATGAAGAATAAAAAAATGAAACCAGATAACAATAATCTGGATGCTATTGCTAAACAAGCAAGACAGTTACCTAAAGCAGGAATGGGTCTTAACTTTATTGGTAACAAGCTTATAGATAATAGAATAAATACTGCTGCAGGTGGTTTGATGAAAGGAGCAGGTTTTGAAAAAAGTGCTAAGACACAAAAACTAGAAAAAAAAGCTACTAGTGGTCTTGGTATATTTAAACCATTTGCAAGCATGAGGTATAAAAATAATTTAGCTAAAGATTATCTATCCGGCAGTATGCAAAATATTGGTAAAGAACTTAGTGGAATAGGTCAAGATCCTGTAGGTTATGCTAGTAATAAAACAGGTATTCCCAAAGAAGATATAACCAAGTTAGCTATGAAAGCAGGTATGGCTGCTGCAGGTGCTCCTCCTATTGGTTTTAAGAAAGGTGGATCTACTAAAAAGAAAAAGAAGTAATGGCTAGAGTAAATACTGCAAAGAATAACTACGCACCCAAGAACGCCCGTAAAAGACGTCCTGGGGTTGTAGCTAAAAAGAAATCAAGTAAACTAAAAACAAGTAAAAACTACTTGAAACGGTATAGAGGTCAAGGTTAGACTCCTAATATCTTTTTAATATCTGGTTTAGTATAGTTAGGTCCTTTCAGGATCTTACCATCTTCTCTAAGAAGAGGTAGACCATCCTCTCCTAACTTACTCATGTTAGATCTTTGGATCTCTTCAAATACTTCGACGATCTTATCTTGCAAACCATGTTTAAGAATGGTGCCCACCAGTATATATAACTGATCACCAAGAGCATCAGCAATACCCACCAGATCATTCTCCCGGCAAGCCATAAGATATTCATAAAGTTCTTCAGCTTGTAGGTCATGTCTTAGTTGATATTCTTTTTCTTTAATTAAACTTGGTTCTGATGCATAATGTTGTCCAAACACATCATGGAATTGCTTTACAGCATTAATTATTTCTTGCATATTAATAACTAGAATAGTACCACTCATCATAGTTATGTGGTAGTTGTTGTAATTTAAGTTTATCTATTGAGTAACCTGTTTTATCAGGCGTACCGTTACTAGGTAGTTTAGGAAGACCCATTTGATCTATACCTCTTTCATAAGCCTCTGTACGTAGTTGCTCTATCTTTTTTTCGGCCTTTTGACTAGTTTCTTTTACAGCATTACAAAACCTCTGTTGAACACCGTTAGATTCTAACATCATAACCTCCATTAAAATTAGATAGTTTATAGCATCTCCAAACTTCTCACGAATTATAGACTCAGAGTATGCTTGTTTATTAGATATCATATCTTTAATAGATATCATATGTTTCATCATATACTCCCATGCTACCATTTCGCGTACATTATGAAAGGACATCTTAGTACCTTCTTCAAAGTTGTGGAATACATCTTTATCATTAGCATACTCAGCACCTTTCTTTTGTAATACAGATTGGATAAGTCTAATACGCTCATCTACTTGTTTGTTGAATTCTATCTTATTCATAATCAAAAAGTTAGACCCAGAAGGGGCATGCAAGGGTCTGCACACCCCCGGGTCATATATTAAAGTTCAGGTAAATCAAGTTGGTCTACGCCATCAAAGTTAAATAATTCATCAGATTCTGGCAAATTATTTTCTACTTTTTCTTCTGTAACTTGATCTTCATAGAATGCATCTGGTACTGGTGTAGTATCAAAGGGTACAACTTCTTCTTCAAAGTCAAATACTTCTTGTTTATCTACATCATAATCAAAACCAGGAATTAGTAAATCATTAGTCATGTCTACCTGTATTTCTGAATCTTGCTCATCAATGACATCAAAGATACTCATCTGATTATCAGCAACTTCCGGAGTTATAGACAATGCTACTTGTTCACTAATCTGATTAGGTGTTAGACTTAATGCATACCTAGTTAAGTACTTTTCATATACTACATCAAAACAACCAATATGAGATCTGGTATAACTCTTTGGATGTGAGTGCTGAATAGATGCTGCTAGAATTAGATAAGCATTCCATAGAGTAATATCATCATTACCTGCCTTCTCATATCTCCATTTAACAGAAGTAAGTTGGTCTGGCTTTAGATGATCATTAACAAATGCTCTACCAATAATATCACCCATCTCATCTTTACTTATGATCTGGGTTTCTAGTTGAGACTTTCTATTTAGCAACTCATTATATAAATAGTCAGCTCTAGATATCTGGTCCTTTACAGCATCAACCATTTCTACATCTGCGGTACCAGTATGCTTACGCATAAAGAATGCCATATCAGAAGTAATCATGATACCATCTGTGTCTTTAAAGTGTAGACCAATACTACAATGGAATCTTGTAGACTTATCATAAGAGTTAACCCAGGTAAATACCATACCTATATTCTCAGTTGTACCATAAGATATATAGTGGTTACCTATTGAAACATTTCCATTAGAAGAGTACAATGATTTGTCTACCACAAGATTAGCTGCTGCTAGTTCTTGTTTTACTAAATCAATAATACTTGAATTTGTAATTACTTTATACCTTCCACCATGAGAGGGTATGAGAGATGCATCCCGAAGATAACTCTCCGGAGATGCACCCATTGTTAATTTAAAGGGCATAACTAAAATAAAGTTAGTTGTGAATTTTCTTTCTTTTTACTAATCAGGTTTATCTCACGATATACTTGTGCTAGATAATACTCATCATTAATATCATAGTCATCCCAAGGTTTAATTTCATAAAGATTAAACTCTGTTTGTAACCATTTACCAGACTCTACTTGTATTTCTCTACCATCAGACTTATTGACTTTAATAATTTTACAACCTTTATTAGATACATAATATCTTACAATAGTCTGTAACTCTGTGTCAATTCGTTTACCTTTAGTAAAACAGGTCATTATAAAATGCCAGTCTCCCTTCTTCTTTACACCTTTTAGATAGTCAAAGATATTTCGGTTACTCTGCATATATACTTCAGGGACCTGATTATGTACAAAATATTGATAGATAGTTTTAGGAACTATCAAGGCAGACTTATTTTTATGCAGGGCCAGATCAGAGAATTCAAATCTACCCTTACATTTAGTGGCGTTAAAGAAATATTTACCATCTCTTTGTTTATAAACATAATAAGGAGTTTTCTTTTTCATATTCTCCCAATCTTCTTTAGACAGTTCTTTTTCTTTAAACACAGCAATGTAATTATTTACATCACCGATAATCATTTTCTCATACTGATCATGTTCTAGTTGAAGCATTGTTATCTCTTCCCATTTACTACATACATCAAGATATACATCTTTGTAACTAGCGGGAATCATCATCTCTAGACCGTCTGTATTTTGCATCAATGGAATACTACCAGGAATTGCTTCTGATAGCATCTCATATAACATCATTAGACTAAGTTGACCATTCATAGTTATACGCATAGTAAACTCAGGATCATACAAGAAACTATTCTCCTCATTACTAAGACCATATGTACTATTAAGAATAATCTTATATACATAGTTCTTAGGATCTTTCTTAGGTATCTTCTTTCTTTCTTCAAAGAACCATTCATACTGCTCACAGAATTCATGTTTTGGAATATGTGCAGGAGACCATCCGTTTCTAATAGCTAGATTAGGATAGAAACTAGTAACATCTGAAGTCATGATGATCATACCATCTTTTGCTTCATATATACCAGCTTTAGTAGCACCATGTACACCACCAAAACCAAAGTCTGTTTTTACTCCTTTATGAGTAATAGAATATTTAAAGGCACCTTTTAAGTTTTGAGGATCTATAACAAGAGATTTAAACTTATCATGTAGATTATTAAACTCTTTACGTTTAAAGTTTACATATGGTAAAATAATATCTCCCACCTTAATCTCAGATCTTCTAGTACGCATTTGTTTGAGATCATACTTCTTTATCCCAGTCTTGGCACTCAAGAAGTGTAAGAATAACTCCTTAGATATCCGGGGTTCTGAAGCACTATATAAGTTTATATTGTACTCGTTAGTCAAGGCTTTACGTAACAGTATCTGCTCTTTACTGAGCATCATAATCTGTTTAGTACTAGCCACGTCATTAATACAATAACTTATAATAGTATCAATCTCTTTCTGTGTTTTGATAAACGTACTATGATGAATAGGCATATCTCTTACATTATGCCAGTCCATAGAAAACTGAATCCATTTAAGACTAGACCTTTTTGCGGGATTATCCCAATGGTTTAGTTTGTATAGATCAAGCTGCCGTATGCTGAGGTCTCTCTCAGAATATACTGGAAATTCCTCAGCATTAGCACGCTCTATAGTTTCTTGTGCCTTTAGATAAATACTATGCGCAATAAACTCTGGGTCTTGACCTAGTAACTCATCACCTTCTCGTAGTAGATATTCAGTAATCTGAGAGTCAAATGCTATACCATTAAAAGATACATGCCATGACTGATCAAACTTATTGTCATGTAGGAACTCATGAAACTCTTTAAAGTCATCACGTAGTTTATGTACTACAAATACTTTAGTTTGATCTTCTTTATGATTAGTAAATACTGCTACAAAACAATTGATAAGAGTTTCATAGTCCATTACCCAGTTAGCCATTACTCTGCAGTATTAACCTCTGATGTAGGCAATGTAAGATACTGTTCGTAGTCAAAAGTTGCTGCATTAGTAGCAAACATTTTGATAAACGCACGTATCTCATCTAGGTTTTCAATGTAGTATTCTTGAAAAGTTTCAACACTGCGACGTTCTTCCTTAAAAGGATTACCATTACGTGCTGGAATTTTTCTTGTTTCAGGATCTCCATTAGCATCAAGTTTAGTCAGCATATGAAAAGTATCCTTCTTAGAGGAACCGATCACGGCTAATACTTGTACTTGTTGATCATAAATACATTCTACAAAAGGACAATCCTTAGTTGTAGGAATCATTTTGAATGTTTTACCCTCTTTCCATGAGGATGTGATTAATAACATATTATTCATAAATTGGTTTTAGGGTTTCAAATATACTAACCAAAGTTAGAAAATTCTACATCCTTGATTTTAATTATTAGATTTTCCTGGACTAAATCAGGAATACTGCACAATTCTCCGACACTTTCTAATAAAGAAGTTTCTACTCCTAATATCTTACTATACTGATTATAGTATCTTTCAGGAGAGAAATAACTGTCGATATACTCAGAAGATGTTGCATTATTTGAAAAGTAATATCTTATTTTCTTTTTATGACTTACGTCAAAGTTTGAATATTTACCTGTCAGAAACTTTCCCCACGCATCAGCATATGCATTCATATCAAATATGTACACGCTGCTGTCGTTTTCAGTTTCTTTGTAATCAAGAAAATAGATATGATTCAACATTTTCTTTTCAAAGTCCTTAAAGTCTTTATCTAATCTATTAGGATATTCACATATTAAATTCATATCAGATACTGCATATATTCCTTCCCAGGATATATATGTTTGTAACGGATTAGTTGTAGAATTTCTAGGAAACCCTAATAAAGGAAACAGGAATAACCTGGATTTTTGAGTATAGGATGTAAAGACTTGTTTAATCATAATTTATAAGGTTACCTTATTTACAATATACTCATAAGGTAAATCATATCTTCTATTACTATAATGGTAATCAGCCTTCATTAAAGATTCATCCAGTTGCCAGATCCAGCTATGCAATGTAGCAGTACATACAGGAAACGCGAATACCTGTTGGTACTTATCAATTACTATGAAATTAAATCTGATCTCTGAAACATCTTTAACATTTGCTTCTATTAGTTTGTAATAGACGGCTGCTTGTAACCAGTACTTGTAATAGTCTACAGTTTCTTTAAACTCGGCAATGGTTTTACCTGTGGTTTTAAAGTCATTAATTGTAACAACTTTAGTAGCAGGATCATAGGTATAATTATCTATGATACCTTTCAAACCAAACGCATACTGTGTATCTGCTTCTAGTGGCACCTCACTCCAACTGTTAGGGGAACCTAACTGAAGTAAGCTAGTAACAGATGCATTACTACGAATGATCTCTACATAACCTTTAAGTTTATCATAGGTTTCCTGATCTATAACAGTCTTGGAACCCTTTGATTTAAGAAACTCATAATAGTTAATGTTCTCTGCAGTGAGTATTTTCTCTACACGTTGTTGATCAGTCTTAAGACTTTGGTGTAGATTAATCTCTCTCAGAACATCAAGTATGATTACCTCATGTGATGACAAAGATATATGATCGCACCCTTCTTGGCAAGAGTTAAAATATACTTTGTCAATAACTTTACGTGCATTATCACCAGGAAGATTTGCTAATGATACCGTAAAGTATTCATTAAACTTCTCTTCCTCAAGGAGTAAGCAATGAAGAGCTCGACCCTCAATTAAATGAGGATCAAGTTTATCTTCACGTTCTCCGAGAATATAATGTTTATAAAATGTGTTTGGTACAAAAAGTAGTTTGTTTAAACTACTATAACTGAAGCTGAACTTCTTCTTGTAGAACTTCTCCTCCGCTTGAAAGTCTGTTATCATTTTCTAATCTTGAATAAAGTTTTTGTTTTACTTCTGGGTTAAAATCATAACTAGTAATAGTTAGATGCTGCTCATCATATCCGATTTCATTTAGACCTTCTGCGTATATAATATCAATCATATCTTGGGTAAGAATACCTTTCTCAGAACATACCTTCAGAACATTTCCGTAGTTATAGTTAAGCTTGTATGCATTAAGACCTACATATGAAACAACACCTTTAAATGCTACACTGTTTCTAAGAGGATTATCCCACATCTTGTAACCATAGTTAAAGAGTAACATCATAATATAACCTATACTTCTTTCATAGTTACAGTTAGCCATGATCGTCATTACAATATTATGGTTACCCTTATCTGAGGATTCCATCATACTACACATACTTTTGTAACCATCTAAGTCAATGATTGTCTCACCCATTAGTTTAAGTATAGCGGATTCATCATATACATTACCCTTAGATTCATGATATAGCATAGTAATACTAGACATGATATCAGACTTTAGAAAAACATTATTAGTTCCTACATCATACCAAGTTTTTATATTACTCCAAGACTGTCTCTTACCTAATAAACTAGGGTAATGATTCTTTATCAACTCACTAATCTTTTCTGCAGCATCTTGCTCCATAAGAATACCGTGATTAAATCTTTTATCATGACTAAAAGGTTTTACATAGTTTAAGGTATTATACTTATGATAGTTTGTACGTTTAAATACACTCTCAAATGAACTTAGGGATGTAATAACAATATCAGCTTTACTATGATCACGGATTACTTTACAGTTAGTTCTCTCAAGTAAACCTTTTAGTTTCTCACGAGATACCTTGCATCCTTTATCAAAGTAAATAGTATTACCTGGTTTAAGATCTAGTTCTTTATTAGAGAATGTACTTTTGTATAAGTTTTCTACAGCTCTTTGTATACCCCAGTAATTACCATCTTCAGTAAAAACTTTTTCATCTAGTATCTCAATAGGGTTTGTCTTTAAATAAGGAACATGATCTACAATATCTACGTCATATGCGTAGTCTAATGTTTTAAATGGTATTTTCATTTTGAATATTTATTTATGTATTCTTCATATGTGTACTTCCATGTAAAACTTTGATTAAGATATTCATCTTCAAAGTTTGTACAATACTTATAGGCATGATCTGATAAGTCATTAACAATACGGGTATAGTCTTCTTCAGTTAGTCTACCTGCCTTAGCAAGATCAGGGAGTAACTCGTGCTCATCCATACCATTATAGTCCTCAAACTTACTAAGAGAATTAAATAACTTATAGTCTTTAGTTCTTCTGTTATCTGACGTACCTATTTTATAGTAATGCTTATTAGAAAGTTTCCATATTAGATATGGCTCATCAGTAACATCACAGTTAAATAAAATCTTACATGCTGTCAAATGATCTTCCGAAGATGGACTGTTGAACATCATATCTAAACTATTATATAAGTCTTGATCTAGATGAATCATTTTACCATGAGACTTTAGGAAGTGCTCTTCTGAAACAACAGGAATCTTGTTAGCAAGTATTTTAAATATAAGATCTAAACCTCCATTAGTTATTACACAAACAGAACTAGGCTTATCTAGTATTAGATCATTAGGACAATAATTGTACTTACTAAAGTGATTAGTAACAGCACCTCCTATAAGATACCTTCCATGACTAAGTCTCGTATGAGGTTCTTCATCAAAGATATGTGTTATGTTTTTACTAGCCACAAAATCTTTAGTATGGTCATTACAGGGAATAAACGTAGTACTTGTTATAACACCTGCTAGCGCTTTATCAGGAAGCTGGTATCTTTCGTCATACCCGGGTTCAAACAAACCACTAGTATTACCTAGATACACAGTTGCTTTTTCTATATCCTTTACTATTACAGCACCTGCATTCTTAGCATACTCTTTAAGTTTATATGCGGGAATAGTACATCCGGGGAATACAAACAGTCTGTCTTTCTTTTGAATAGTATACTTGTCATTACCTGCTAATAGATTTCCAAGTTTGTTATAAGACTCTCTATTAACTAGATGTAACTCAGTAACTAGTACCTTACTTCTATAGTTATCTATATCAGGTAGATAAATATAATTTACAGTTTCTTCTACAAATTTTAATTTACTGGGGATACTAGAATCAGATATTTTATCTGTTAGTTTAGTCACCATGTTTGTAAGATTATGTTAATGAACCGGGATTTCTCCCGGCTCACCAACAGTTATTATTATTTCACAGTCATCTTCACAACTTCAGGGTTAAGCATGAGCTTGGAAAACTTCTGTTTGTTACCATTAAGTATACCTTTAACAATGTAATACTTAAGGTCATTACTAAACACATCTTCTGTGATAAGATTAGTAATACGGTCAATCATCTTTTGGTCTACAGTATTACCATTAGAATAGTGTACTGCATAGTTAATAAGACGAGTAGTCATCAAGCTAGCAATATCTGCACGGTAGTTACCTGCCATACCAATACAACCATTAAGCTGACCTTTTACATATTCCCAACTAGCATTAGTCAATACATCTTTTGGTGTAATCAACTTATCTAACTTGTTGTTAATGAACATAGTAAACATAGTAGCAAACTCACCACCTACAGAACCTTCACCAATCATCTGAATCATAGGAAGACTATCTTCAAACTTCTCAAAGCTAGAAATAGAGTTAAAGAATGTGGTAATACTACGAGCATTAGTTTTATCTTTAACTAGTTCTGGATGTAACAACATGAAGTTAATACAACGAGTATCAATCTCATTTTCTTCTGCCCATCTAGCCCAACAGTCAATATCAAACTTTAGATATGCTGTAATAAACCTAGTCTTCTGAGCATTGTCAAGAGATGTTACTTGGTAATCACCATTATCAGGATTACTAGTAAGTAACACAGTCCATCCTTTAGGAAGTTTCCATGATACATACTCCTGACGGTCAATGATTTCCATAGTAGCTTGCATAAACCTAGCATCTGCACGAGTATAGTCATCAAGAATCAAGAGACCATTCTCTCCCTTACCTTGAATCCATTCTGGTTGAGCATGTGTCATACGCTTTTCCCCAGTAGGTACATACTTCTGCTGGATATACATAGGCATAATGTTCTCAGGTATCCACTTGGTAACCTTCTGTCCATCATCTGTAGTCTTAACAACTTGAAACTCCTTAATAGGAAAACCTACTAAGTCACCTAACTCCTCGAGCTGACTCAAAGATAATTTTACAAAATGCATGTTATTATCCTTAGCAAACTGCAGGATAGTACTAGTCTTACCAATACCTGCTTCACCCTCAATATTTACAGCAACGGGAATTTTACCATTCTCCTGAATATACTTGTTGTTATCTACAATGTGTTGAACAAAGTTCTTTAACTCATCTGTGTTTAGACTTACTTGTGCCATTTCTTTTTTAGTTTAATTTAATTTGTGGGCCTGGAAGACCTTTGTTGATTTCTCCACGGGTAGAGATTACCCATAACATTTTACCTTTTGGTTTTACAGTTGTGTCACATTCACCATCTGTTAGATAGAACATACACGTATACTTTCTTGTGTTCTCATTGTAATACTCTAAGACAGGATCAAAGTCAGTACCTCCACGACCATGTAAGGTGATGTCTTGGTTAGGTTTAAACTTTTCAATACTCCTAATAGTAGTATCACATTGTAGTATAGTTACCTCACTACCAGTTTTATGTATGTGATGAATCTCATTAAGGAACTCCTTAACTTCTTTATCACTTACAGAACCACTAGTATCTATAGCAACTAATAGATGTCTCTTGTTTTTAATCTTGAGACCAGGGTTTTCTTCAAATCTCTTGTTGTCTTTACGTCTAAGTTTCTTGGTAAATACTTCATTAGATCCACCTGCAAATCTTCTAACATAACTACGCCAATCAAACTTGGGAGGTTCTATGTGTCTTAGTCTTTCAATAATACCTTGGAACTCTCCGGGAATAGTACCCCTAGATTTTTCTACAGCTTCTGCAATTTCTTTTAAGATATACTCTGACTGACTCTGAAGTAATTTCTTTTCAGCTTCACTCATGTTTTCAAACTCTTCCCATGTACTATGATCAGGAACTGGGTCTCCATCTTCATCATGAGATAGACCCTGTGACATAGCATCAAGAATCTTTTCAAGTTTAGATTTACCACCACCTCCTTGTTGCTGTTCTTTATCTGCAGCTTCCTGTAGTAGTCTATAGTATTCTCTACAACCAGCTTTAGGAGGTAGGTTATACTGAGCAAATGTTTCTAGAGTACAACCACCTTCAGGTAAATCATCTTCATCAATGTACTGATTAATCTCAATGTCCATAGCGATGTTTGCTAGTTTCTTATTAGGAAACTCATCTTGACATTGTAGATGGAAGAAACCAATATGCAATAACTCATGCTTAAGAAGACCTCTCTTATGATTCTCACTAAGAGAATTCCAGAAATCTTCATTAATAGTAAGTTGGAAATTAATAGCATTCTTACTGACACCTGCAGTAGGAACTCTTTTAGACCACTCTTTGTTAAGACTTAGTAGAAGTAAACCATAGAATGGTTCCTTCAACATAAGTTCTTTACTGGTCTTTGCTAGACTGTCTTGATTACTCATTAGTTTTATTTTTAGGTACTAGTTTTAAGTCCATGCTTTTTACAAATGTGAAACCCCATTGTAGAAGGTGATCCTTTAATGCATCTGCAAATCTTTCTAAGAAGAAGTTCATAGCAACAGTATCAGTATTTATTCTGGTAAGTTCTTCATACATGGCGTTGTAGTTTAACTTATCAGCTTGATTAGTACATGCTTGTATCATAGTTCTAATCTCATGATTAAAACTAGATGGAACTTCAACAACTCCTTCAGTAAACATATCTGTTCTAAAAGGATTATTATCCCTACTTAGTTTTGCTTCTGCATCTTTTGCAAGCAACAAGATATACGGAGCATTCTTTTGAAAATCTACAGCTTCAATAATACTAACAGCAACTTGTACATTGTCCTTATCAGGACTACATAACATATCCAATACTCTGTCATACGTAGAATCATTGAGAATAATCATCTCATCTAAACTTTTAGTCATCTATTTTCATTGTTTTAATCATCCATAGTGGATGTTCATTAGACTTCATTGCGAGTATCCACTCCTTTGCTGAGGGTATGTAATTATTACAATCCTCTTTTACATGTTGTTCACCTACATAGCGAACCATTACTTTCTTGCCTACTGTGTTTGTGAAGTACTCACCAAAGATTTCTTCTGCTTGAAATATACCTTCTGAATGATGCCTAAACATACGGTGATCAGAATGACCAACCCATGCTTTAGTTTCATCAAACCATTGGTGTATAAACATATATTCTTGAGGGTGTCCTCCCCATTTCTTTGCACTAGAACGTGCATGATCATAAGGATGTGCCATATTAGTTTATGTCATCTATATCAAGTATTCCATCTTGAAATGCTTCCCTAGCTTCCATTACATAACCATGAATATCATACTCTAAAGTATTAATATTAAAGTAAACAGTACCATTACCACCCTCATTATTGTACCAGTCATGGTCATATTTAGTACTTAAGATTTCATACATAAACTCTTCTACACGGTCACGAAAATCACCAAGGTCTATATGATCCCCTTCAGTATTCTCAGCATATACATGATCTATAGCACCAGAGTCACCTGACCCGCTATAGTCTGCAACTAGTTTCTCAACACCTAAATCTTTTAGTCCAGAGAAGAATGCTGCTTTTTCTAAATCATCATCAAATAAATTCATAATCTTTGTTTTTGTTTGTAAAACCTTCCGAGAATATTACCATTCAGATATAAGTCTGACTCTAGTACTCCTCTAATAAATTGATATTTGGTTTCCATATAAGTAAGTTCTGTCTTAGAATAACATATGTGTAATATGTCTCTATTAATCAGAAGTTTCTTCTTGTGTGCTTCTTTCAATACAGCATTACTACTATAGTAATTCTCATATGCTAGTTTAGCAACACGTACATAATTCTTTTTACGCTTATCTACAGGCGCATTCTTACCAAGTTTCTTTTTAGTAACCCGGTTAAAGTTTTTCTTACCTATGTAAGACACAGACTTGCCATCTATTATAGCAGTCATCTCATATACAAATCCGACAGCACCTTCAGGTATCATGTCTGGTGTAAATACTACACCTTTATAAATCCAACTCATATTTTTTAATTCCTTCTTTTAATAATGGATAAAGAGTTTGTCTTGTATAATCCATACCATAATCTTTTACAGAATCAGATGGATCTTTACTTAAAGGTAGTATTACAGAAGGTATATTATATATAAGTTCATACTTTAATGCTGCAGCTTTACCCGCATCATCATTATCAAATAAAGTAACTATCTTATCATACTTAGTTTTGTACATGGTGATTACTCCATTAGGTAATACAGCCGTCTCACTAGTAGGTGCAACAAATTCTGCATTAAAACCAAAGGTAGATAAACACATCATATCTTTTAAAGAACTGGTTATAATAAGATTAGGTTTCTCAAACTTCAATTGATCAGTACCCTGTATATAATTCTTTACCTTTAAAAACTTTTTACTTGTGGATAGAGGACTGTATAACTGATAAGGTGTACCATCAGCTCTTGTATATAAGTAAGACATGTGCAGTGTCATATCAAGTTTACTTATATCGTTCTCCTCTTCCTTTTCCATTACTATTTTACTAACCGGTATAACATTATAATAATCCAATACTGTAGAACCTATATTATATTTCATCCAGTATTGTGCATCATATATAGTCCAGGATCTTTTAGTAAAACTTGTAATCTTATACTTAGCTTGTTTCTTAAATGAATCTATATCTGATGTAATTTTTCCATCAGTAAGAAACTTAGAATAGTCAGATACTATTTTATTTATTGCTTCTCCATAGGATATATCATATAACTGTTGGACAAATTGTTCCGCAGTACCGAATTTACCCGATGAAAAATCTTTAAATCTATAATAGTTATTATAAACATATATGCAGAAACTAGGAGTTCTTTCATTAGGATTAAACAATGATTTGATTTTTACATCTTGTCCAACCAACTTCTCTGAAAGGTTTCCATAGTATTCAAATATCCATGCTGTAGGAATATCCTTGATATTAAGAATAGTAGAACTAGAATTTATCATATGTTTTAGTAAAGTAAAAGGGGGCTATGACACCCCCTGTTACATCGGTTAATGGTTTGTTTTCCTATAAATCAAAATCAGAACCTACTGAAGATGAAGTAGTTACGTTTCCACCAAAGGATTCAACATCAGTTTTCTTTTTCTTGATATGAGTATTAACATCATACTTAACAAGCTTGCTGCTATTCTCATCAACATCTGCTGCCTCCATGTTAAATGTACCACGTTGAGTACGAACTAAATGGAGATCATAGTTAATATAACCTTCCTTATTAAGATACTCTTTACCACCAACACAGAATCTTACATATCTATCAGCAAAAGGTTTATCACTATTAAATGCTTCAACATATTCTTCAATAGTTTCATACTTGTTGTCATTTGTTTCCAACCAGTTTAGACATTTTGCAGCAGAACAAATGTTCTTTACTATGCGGACAATATCTAAATCACGAGAAACCTTGATACCAGTTTTAGTTGTACCATCTAAGTATGCATACTCAGAAGTTTTAACACGACCAACTTGACCCTCATAACGACCCTTTTCAGGATTGTCTTTATCAATATAGAAACCCTCAAAGTCATCACCCATAGGTTCTGTTTCCAAGTGTAATACTACATTCATTGCCTCTGCATTAAAGGGAGGTCTCTCAAGAGTAATCTTGTTAATCTTGCATACGTGTTGACCAGGACTGATTGTCTTGGATACTGATGGTCCTTCACTAGAACCTAAATCTTTACTACTAATCATTTGTTTTTAATTTTAATCTATATATATTTCTTTCCAGTGTGTAACTATATTACCATTTTCATCCATCTCAGAGAGTACAATTTCCTTATTACTAAGATGGGCAGGTCTTGCACCACATGCCACCTCATCTGATGTTTTAAAACTAATAATATTCTTCTTACCTTTGCGGTAAAGATAGCCAATAGAATCTGAATTTGACGCAGTAATACGTTTTAATTTACCTGTCAAATCTAAATCTAAAGAACTAAATTCAGAACCATTCTTATCAAGAACAGTATCTTTAACGTGTCCTACTAGTATAGTTCTAGGGGCCCATGATTGAATAAAGGTAACAACCTTTGTAAAGGCTTCTCTAAGATATGGATAACCGGCACCATTAGGTAGATTTAATAATCCACCATACTTTGGTTTACCATCTGTTAACCAGTTCTTACCCATAGGTGTCTTCATATATAACTCTTCTGCATACGGTACACACATTTCTTCTAATGCGGTAATAGTATCTACGGCTATATAGTCATACTTATGTTCAGACTCTTTAATTGCTTTACCTATCTGTTTAATTTCATCTATACTATTAGCCTCAACTTTCATTGCATCTAGATATTTAGAACCTTTCTCCAGGTCTAGTATCAAACAGTTATCAAGTTGTGCTAACAGACTAGTCTTACCAGTTTTAGGTTTAGCAAAGATTATCAAGTTCTTAGGACTGCTACTTTCAGCAGGAACTTTTTTAGTAGGAAGTTTAATCTCCATTTTATTTTAATAAATTATTTAACCAGTGTTTATTGCTTACGGGAGTCTTGTGTAAAATTGCTACTAAGTCACGGATGGTTAACTCAGATACCGGAGCATCATTATCATCCATCATATCATCAAAGCTTAACTGTGTAGGAGTCTCTGTTTTTGTAGGACTATTAACCTTAACAAGTTCGCTAATAGGTACTAGATATCTAGCAGGTGCAATATCAATGTACTCATATTCTTCCTCCCAATGTGGGTTAAATCTCCACTTCCATAGAGTTCTTGTAGGATCTTCTGAGTCACATTTAGCACTAACATGTTCTGTGTAAATATCTTCGTTTCTTCTAAACTCACTAGGGAAAAATGCCATGTATTGTTCTTCCTTGTCAGATGGTCTGTATGCCAACTTAGGATGGAAGATAGCATCAGGAATACCTAATGCATCAAATATAGGTTGATGTTTTTCTCTTAGTGCCGCAACTTTCATTTTCTTTTCTTCTCCGATTGCATAATCTTTTTTCAGGCTCATACTTTTAAATTTTTATTCTTTTTTCTTGCTGAGGAGGGGTAGACATTTCTGCTATGCGCATTCTTTCAAACTGTGCTTTAAAGAAACTCATACGGTTATCACCATTACGGCATTTTAAGAAATGCAACACCAGCACTTTATCGTCCTCAATAATGTATCTGTCAGGACCGTAAAATCTAATCTTTTGTTTTGCTGGTCGGTTAATACCAATAAGAGTATCAGCATGCTGAAGTAATGCATCCGAACCAAATATATCTGATTCAAGAACATAGTTTCCATACTTGCCATCCTCATTTCTTTCAGGATTATCAATACCTCTATTTAACTGAGTAAGTATAATAAATGCTATTGGGTACTTACGTTTAAGTTCCGTAATAGCCTCACCCAAATTATACAGGGTATCAAACTTGTCTTTCTCGAACGTAGACTTCTTTAACAGAAGAGAGTGGTCTAGGGTTACAATAGTATTAGTAAATACTACAGACCCATCTTCGTTCTTAACTGCATGGGTATTCATATAATCTATGATTACCTCTTTAAATTCCCCTACAGTGAGGGGTTCTTCAACAATATCTATTGCGTACTTAACACGTTCCCGTGCATGTGCAATACATGTGTTGAAATCTTCCTGTGTTAGTTTTCCATCTGCACTACATAAATACTTATAGGATTTGCCAAGTACACTAGAGTATTCACGTATAGCAGATGTTCTTGCTAACATCTCAAACTGGAATTCTAATACCCTAAATTTATCATCAGGGTTTAGATTAAATGCCTCTCTAACTATTTGGTCTTTAATTAGAGTCTTCCCACTACCAGGTCGGCCGCCTATGACAGTCATGGAGTGCCATTCCAGACCATCAGTTGTAGCATCGTTAAACTTAGGCCAAGGAGTTTTAATGCTTCTTATTTCTCCACGCATTCTACCTTGTAGGTACTTTAAGGAGTCATTAAACCCTTGTCTTTGATCTTTCCAAAGATGTTGTTTAGTCATTAATGTTGGGGAGATAGTTGGTTCTAAGTACTGCAAATTTATAAAAACTAGAGCTTAAAAGCAAGAGAATTTCTATAAATAAATACCGTAAAAAGGATACCTCCACAATCAAATTATTAATAACTAACCAACAAAATATTGATAAGACACAAGACAGTAATAATCGTTTTATAAATGTCATTATACTACTGTTTCTGAAAAATGATGGGTTGTGTTATCTAAACCATTGATAACCATGTCACAATAGTTTGCTAACTCAGAATCCCATGTTTTATCTGAGTTTTGTTTACGAATAAAGTACTGAGAGTTACGCATATACAAATAGTTATTAGCCTCAAACTCATCAACATATACATTTGTTGCCTGTAAAACTACAGACCAGTCATAGTCATAGTGTTTAAAGAACCAGTTGAATGCTTCTGTTATAACTTTTTTATTAATACGTGCCGGTTTACCTGACGGTAATTTAATCTTAGGAAAAATGTTTAGATACTGATCAACATCAAATGATTTAACAACAACCTTACCCGGTATAACCTGTACCTCAATTAAGTTAAGTAAATCATTACCTTTATCAGTAATAACAAACGATGTGTCTATTAGTTCTGCTGTAATAAGCTGACGTTTCTCTAGCATATTATTAATATGTTTAGGAGCACGTTTATGTTTAATAGACCATAGTAAGTAATACTGATTAGGTGTTAACCCGTTATCTTCTAAGTATTGAAAAAGTTGTAACATGTCCATACGTTTCTGCTAATTTAAGTATTAATAACGTAATCTAGTATTTCTGAGTTGGGATGTTTTCTTAATTTCTCAAGAAAAGTATTATACAATTTACGCATTGGAACCTCATTGTATAACAATGCTTCTTCTACACGTTTGCGTGCAAGAGTAACTGTACTACGACAAGAACCAATATGAGCAGCAATAGCAGAATCTGTATGACCCATAGAACCTGCAATGTATGCAAGCACCTGTCTAACACTAGCTTTACCTTTGTCTTTATTGTTTCTATGAAGATTAATTGCTTTAGGATTAATCTCAAGGGCAACCTCAACAAGATCATCAAGTGAAAGTTTAAAGTCAATAAATACATCATGGTATGTTATCTTCTTTCTTATTTCATTTTGTTCAATGGCAATACTTATATTCTTACTAAATGTTCTTAGTGCACCATTCAACTGTTGATTTAATACCAGTACTGCATTATCTAATGCCTCCTGCACCTTTATTTGTATTTCTGAATTCATTTCTTGATATTTTAAAATCTCTTTTTAAATCTAGTTTAGTTTCATATGCTGCAAGTATACCACCGATACCAGTCATCTTAATACCTGCTTCGGATAATGCATCATGTATACACTTATTAGCAAAACTACCTTTAGATGTGACTACTTTAAATTCTACTTCACCATACTTAGTAAGTCTTGTAGTAACTCTTACGTTTCTATGATCTATGTTCCCCATATAATCTTTGGTTTATTTTGTTTCTCTAGGTAATCATTTACTCTACCCCATAAGTTTTCACAGTTCCATTTAGCAGTACTAGTATATGCTACACTAGCAGGATGAGATACCATAATCTTGTAATTATTATCAGGAATAATATCAGCATATTGCTGTGCTTGCTTTCCTATGAATACATAAATAAGATTAGGTCTGTTCCATACTAATGCATCTAATACTGTTACCAAAAAAGGTTTCCATAATAACTGATGCGTACCCGGCTTACCTATAGTTGTTGTAAATGCACTGTTTAATAATAATACACCTTGCTGTGCCCAGGGTAGAAGATCTGTTCTATCTACATTATAGTTAGGATCATAAGTATCTTTAATAGAATTATTAATATGATGTAAAGATAACTCTACTCTGTTTCGTTTACTACAACTAAAAGCAAGACCATCTGCCACATCCATCTGAGGATAAGGATCTTGTCCTATAAATACTACATTAACTTTATCAAAAGGACATTCTTCAAAAGCCCGTAGTAAGTCTTTCATTGTAGGAGTAAATCTTTTATTATCCCTTGCATCAAATAATAACCTTTCTAATATGATTTCCATATCAGAACTGGTCATAAATGTTCTAAGATACTGACCCCACCCACAGACTTTCATCTTTTCGTAAAGTTTATCTTTTACTTCTTGTAAGTTTACTGTTTCTAACATAAGTTTGTATAAATTTTAATAACATGTCGGATGTAAAACCAAACACAAAGGAAGTTGAAATCATGAAAAAGGGAGTAGTAATTAATGCTAACATCCCTGTTGACTTCTATTACAGAATTAATCAGTTTCTATTTGAATTCTTTCCTTTAAGAGACAAAGATCATCTAAAAGAAATCCTTACAAATATACAACAAGGTAAAGATGATAAGGATCAACATACGTATCATTTCCGTACATTCTTATCTTTAATGCTGCTTCTTGAAGAGGCTGCAAAAGAACAAGGCCATGTAGAAAAAGTAACCCTTGATCTAGATAAACTAGGTGATGATAAGACCCCTCAATAAAGAGGGAATCCTATCTTATCACCAATGTTTATACATGCTTGTATAGCACTACTTAATTCTTCTTTACTACAATCTGCAAAAGATACGACACTGTCACCTTTAACAAGACCAGCTTCGTTCTTTACATACAACTTCATGTCATCCATAGACATCCCGGAGTATTCTGCTAACTCCCTGATGCATTTATGCAGTTTACTTAACTGAGCATAAGATGCATCATCATTTACAACTTCATAAGTAACTACTACCTTCTGACCTTCTTCAAGTTGTTTAACAAACATGTCCAACTTAACTTGACTAATTTTATCAGAAACTATTAGTTCTTTATTCTCCTTTTTGAACTTTACGCTTACGGGTAATAGGTTTGCCGCCATATGTTTTTCTTGGTTGACCTTTGTCTTTACGTGGTTTTCTCTTGAGTTTTGCTAACTCTGCTTTTAAACCGTGGTTTTCTACTAAACTGTCAGCATATTTATTTACTAGTTTATCATAGGTAGTTTCTAAATCATTGATTTCTTTACTATGAGTTTTTACCTTGGCTGCAAAGATTACTGCAGCACCTGTTGCGCAAATAGTTGCGACTACTAAAATTGGTGTAATCATTTTTTACTGTATTTGTTTTGTTTATATTCTTTAATCATCGCGGTAATCTCAGGTAAATCCATTAAAGGAACAGTACTTACCTCATCACCAAACTCACTAATTGTTCTGACAAAATCAGTCATATCTAAACCAGGAGTATCCCAGAATGCTTTAAACAAGTGACCATGTTCCTTAAGAACAGTATCTACAAAGTTCTTCATAGTTACTTTAGTCTTGTGTCTATTAAACCATTTAATACTTTCAGTATTATCGCATGCATGTATGCACACTTCTAGATGCATCATAAGATGTACTACTCTTAGTTTTTCTTCTTCCGTCATGTTAATCTTGATCTCTTACTTTGTTTCCAATTTGTTCAAATAGTACTATTATTAATGCAAATATAATCACAAGAAATATCATAGGTAACCACCACCATAGAGGTAAAGTTATCCACCACCATGACCAATCAATTACATCTGATAATTTTAAAGTTAATAGTACTATAAATACTACAGCACTAAGAGACAAACCGTTATTACTTTCCATACTTTTTTGTGAATTTATGCATTTGATACCACTCATGAAAGGTTTTTACATTATGACCTGCTTCACTATGAACACCTTCTACAAAACCACCATTCCAGGCATTCTGTAGATCTTTCTTGTCATAGCAGATATGCTCTCTAACCATATCAATTTCTGCAGATTTCATTACAACTTTTGCACATAGCCACAGTATTATTATACTGAGTGCTAAGATAACTAAAACAAATGCTAATATCATTTTTCTTGGTTCTTTTTAATTTGTTCTTCTAGTTCTTTGAGATGCTGCATCTTAATCTCTTCAAGTTCATCTTCTTTCTGTTGTTCTTTAATAGACTTAAAGAATAACTGTAGAGCTTTAGGATGTACCTGCATGCCTCCATGCATGATGATTTTCTCATCAATCTCTTTGTTGTTACCTTTACCTATACCTATGTACCATTTAGTTTCATAGCCGGTATCTACCTTGACAATACCTATCTTGTCAAACCATACTGAGTCTAGTATCTTACCCATACTGACAAATATTATAATTAGTTGGATCATCAGCTCTACGTACATGGTTGATAAGAATATATAAATGCTCTATCTCATCATAACCAAGACGTTTCTTTTCCTTTTGTTTCCACTTAAACTTATATCCATTACCATCATCAATCATGGTTACAACAACCTCACCTTGACAATCCTCAGACCACGTCTCATTAAGACTACGGTGTAATTGATACATAACACCATCATCAGTATCTGCTTCCGTAATGATATACTCAACACTCTGACCAAGTGTTTCTATTACATAATAATTTTTCATTTTTCTTCTCCTTT